TTACTCAGTAGGCAGGTCTACATAAGCGGAGCGGAAGCCGAGGTACCAGTACGAGGCCGAGCGGGGATCGAGGCCGCCCAAGGCGAACAGACCCGCATTAGCACCGCTGCCCCAAGTGCCACCAGAGAAGAACGCTCTCTCGTCGGCTCCATTGTTCATCCACATATGGTCGTCTTCGTATTCAGATGCAGTCGCACTTGCAGGCAGAAAGGCCAATGCCTTTAACACTGCCTGAGCTGCCGCTGATACAGAAGACGCACAGGTAACGCTTGCGAAAGCACAATCACGAGAAGCGTCAGCCTGAGTGGTGATTGTTGCAGAATAGGTAATCTTGCCAGATACCCAGTCAAGCTTAATAGAGTTCGCTGTAGTTCCAGATCCGTTCGGGGTAATGTACGCTCCGGTTGTCGCATCAATGGCTTTCCACTGTGCACTGGATGCTGCCTGTGAATGGTCGAGATCCGCAGCATTGTTATTAACAAGCACCTGCAGTTCTCCTTTTACAGTTCTGGAACCGCCATTCCACTCCCAGATGTTTCCATTCAAATCCCAGATACCCTCCAGAGTGCTGTCATGGCTCCATGATACAGGACCAGTTCCGGTCAATACTCTGGCTGTTCTTCCGGAATCATTTACTCCTGGAGCAGGAATTGCTTTATAGCCACCCTCAGAAGCATCTTTGCCATAGTTGTTATTACCTTTAGGCAGACAGCCATTTGCCTTGCACCACAAAGCGATTGCCGCCCATTCAGCCCTTGTCATAAGGTGCCATCCGTCGCCCTTCTGTGTACAGTAGCTGATTGCCTGATCAAGATTAACAGAAGTCTTAGGGTCCTCACAAGGAAGGCTGTACGCTCTGTTGTTGTTCACAATATTCTGGTACTTGGAAATGTAGATTGCATCAACTTCCTGCCCATTGACGATAAAGGCAGGATGTACGGAATCTGCTCCGCCAGGGATAACCTGTGAGATTTTGAATTTCGGGATTTTAACCATGACGGAAGGAAGCCCCTTATCATCATAAAGAATATCATTTGTAGGGCACACCGCTTTAAGTGCCATTGCTGCTAAATCAAAATTTGCCATAGTGCTTATACCTCCTCTACTCTTTCTCTCTCATCAACGCTCCAAAGTGTAAGTGTGACATCATCCATGTTAAGAGGCTTTGCAACCATCTGGATGCCTTTCTCTCCATCTTCGCCCTCTGTCTCATGCTCCTCATATTCCTTGGCCGGAATATCGACTTCTGCCACATACCACTTTCCGGATGCTGTGCCGATTACAAGATCTCCATCATCATCAAAACAGATATCCTTATGCTCTGGCTCATCCTTCTGGAGCTTGGCCAGATTCAACATAAGCTCGTCAGCGAACGTGATCTTGGTACCGCTCACTTCGAAATCGATCTTGGTGCCTGCGTTTTTCTCTACAATTTTCATGAAAGAATTCCTCCTTTTACAATGTATTTAACTGTTACTGATGTGGCACTTCCGTCAAATCCAAGCTTGAATCCGTTAAGAGCCTTATCTGATACCGATAATTCCCCCGGAAGCCCACCGGAAAAGCCCGTCACCCTTGCCTCTACAAGGTAGTTAGTTGTTTTCCTTGTCTTGGTAAGATTTATGGTCTTATCGCTGTTATTGAACGGATACTTCAAGGTGTTGGTAAGGGTAACAGTACCCGTTTCCACAATGTTCTCCGCCTCAAGCCCGCTTACTCTTTCTTCGTGATCGGCTTCAAACTGAAGCTGATGCTGAAAGATAATCTGTTGTGCAATCTGTGAATCCTGGATAGCTTCCTCCATGCGGTTGAAGTTCTCTGCACTCTGATTGGTGCCCTGCTGCATGAGTTTCCCGGCAGGCTCCATTGTCACAGTTCCGTCCGCATTCTGAGTAGCTTTGTATGTTCTTGCAGGATCTCTTACATTGTCCTGCCAAAGCATTCTGTCAAACATGTCTTTCCTCCTTCTATTCTTCTACCATAGGCACGTCGATCTGGATCAACGCACCTTCCGTTGAGCTCTTGACAATAGACCGGTTGCCTTCATACGCAACGTCTCCGTCTGCATCAAGCAGTCGTACTTTGGTAATCGTTATTGACATTTCATCGGTTGTCTCGATTTTGAATGTCATGGTATTTCCAGACATACTCTTTTCAGTGAATCGTCCTTCGTACCACTTCCCTGTTGCCGAAGCATAATACTGTGCTCGGGCAATCTTGCGCAGCCACCATCTGCGGTTTTTATCCAAAAAGGTTTTCTGCCAAGCCACTACAATCCCTCCTCTCCACATAGATTTGTACCGCATTCTACATATGTTAAAACAGCAGAGCTTTCGGAAGTTCCAAATGAAACTCTGTTTTCGCTCTGCTGACCTAATGTAGCAATATCAGGGTTGGTTCCACAATGTTCGTATGCTATCAATGCAGAACTCTCATTTGTGCTAATAGTAATCTTATCCTCGTAAGAAATGCCTACTGTGGTGTTCTCCGGATATGTGCCGGCTTCCTGCTCCTCTGAGCTCGGTAAATGACCGTAGACCGTATCAGATGAACTGGTACGTATATTTACACCATTTTCAAGAACCATGCCCTTTGTGGTATCTGTTGGATACGTTCCTGCGAGCATGTTTTCGTCACTTGGCATATGCGGATATACCACATCATTGCTGATGGTACCGACATTCATGCCGGATGGAATGTATGCGCCTACGGTTGCTATATCTGGCTTTGTTCCGCACAGTTCATATGGAAATACACAATGTGTGATATTGGTATGGAACTTTATCTTTGTGGTGCTTATGAGTAGGACTTCTGCCAGGATATGTGCTGGCTTCATTTTCTCTATCAGAGCCTCAAGGTCTGATATATATACCTGATTCTCCTCTTTTATCTGTACCGAAATGGTAAGTCTTGTTGTCATTCTTACGGATGGAGTTTCATCGCATCCTGTATAATTCTTCACTATGCTCTTAATAAGTGAACCGGAAAACTTGTCTCCGCCATTCCAGAACAGCTTCACCCTTTTTCTTCTGTATTCGAGATCTGTCTGTGAATCAGGAAGAATATTGAGCCATTTCTCCCACCGGCTTATCGTCTCCTCATCTGCAGTATCGATGAACTGATCCTGCATAAGCTTTTCAAGCCCTTCCGCACCTACATCAAGCGTTTTCCCTGCAAATCTGTAATTGGTGTCCATCTCCAACAAATCCCGATAAAAAAGCGGACCGTAGGAAAGCAATTCCTCGTATCCGCTTCTTTGCTGATTGTAAAATACTGTACTAAGCATTAATCTGCACCTCCTTCAGAACAGGTGCACTCTCCTTCCCTACCTTTACATTTTCCGTAGAGCCATTGAGTTTCAGCGAAGCAGGAACATAATCTAATATGCTTTCTGCTGACGCAATCAGCGAACCGATTGAAGACACTCTTACAGTAATATCCTCGTCTCCATCGACAACCAGTGTCTTGAAATAAGTCTTGATTGCATTCTGGACTTCCTTCTGTGCTGTCTGCTTGCTGTACCCACTTTTCAGATCTGCACTGAATGATACCGAAATATCAACCGCCTCCGGAGCAGCTGCTAGAAAATGAGCTCCCAGATCAGATACTCCATCTCCTAAGCCATCACTGAACGTAAGAGCCTTGCCGTTGACAGTAACTTGATACCCTTCCACAATCGGATCAATATAACTCTGTACGTCCTCTAATATGCTTTTAGCGGGGATTCCGCCCTCTGTGGAATATATGACAGCCTTAACGGTATTTTCGCCTCCGTACAACGGCAATATGTGTGCCCTGCCTACACCCGCTCTTTCCTCGCACCAGACTTTGTATTGTGAACGATTATTATTCTGTGCCGGTCCTGTTTTCTTTTCCTGCCATCTGCTTCTTAAATCATCGTCCGTTTCTTCCTCAGCTCCCGGAATATAAAGAGTACCAAGCGTACATGCTTCAAGACCGTTAACTTCGTAGACTGGCACAACATTCTGTCCGGGCAGGATAGAATTGGTTGCTGTTCCAAGGACTTCTGACTCTAATAATAACCGATCATCCTTAGATATCAGCTTGAAGTATTGGGAATCCACAAAGAATCTGCTCCCAAGTTCCGGAGTTGTTCCGGTAAACGAAACCTCATAGTAGGATGGGGTAGCACTTTGTCTGTAAATGCCATCCTGAGCTGCCTTTTCCGTCAAAACATCTCCGGTGCAGGTATCAACTGCCAGCATTTCAAAGGCTGTACTGAGATCATTCATGAATTTTGCAATACGGATGCAGTGACCTGTGGCAGCATCCATGAATAAGCTTCCCTGTCTGGTATCCACCCCGTATTCTTCACCAAGAGCTCTCGCCTGATCCATAAAGTAATCTTCCGTAAATTCTTCAAACACCTAAATCACCTCCTTTGTCTGTATGCTTCCGTAAATTGTGTCTACATCAAACGATATGATCACACTGTCCTGATGCGGATAGGTATCCTTAAATTCAAACCCGAAGTTATAAACATCCAGAATTCTCTCGTCATGAATCAGTGTGTCTCTGATAAGGAAGGGCATTTCTGCCTCTATATACTCTCTTGTTGCAGTGTTCCTTATAACACTGTCACGTATTTCGCTGCCATACTGACTGTCATAAATAAGGCAATGAAAACGAGGTGTCAGAAGGGCTTTCTTTATGAACTGCTTAACAGCCTCCTGCTCATCTATGAATCCGGCAATCCGACCAGCTTCCCAGTCTATAGCGTAGGTTCTTGATGTGATCGTTTCCTCGTCTTCAATGGCAGCAACCGGAATAGCTATGTCAACCGCCATCTGATTACCCCTTTCTGTCCAAAATGTAATATTGTTTTCCGCTGTTGAATGCCAGCAGATAAACGGTATCGCCTTTCTTTAGTGCGTTATGAATCATAAGAACTCCGTCTCTGACAGTAAATGTTGCCAGAAAATGGGAATGTGCTCCATCATCGCTTCCGCTTAGTTCCTCATGTGTATGCTTTCCGTCCGTCTTCGTTTTTGATATGAGAGAGCCGGCTCCCGTTTCCAGATCAACCTCGACCTGGTAGTCCGTAAGGCTTCTCGGTACCACAAGCGAATTGGCGGTTAATACCATTTTTGCATCATTCTTCAGCGTGACTTCCAGTGGAGAGGCGGATGTTACAATTCCCTCCTTCACACTCGGTGCTTCCGGTGCCATTGATTGTATCAGCTGTTTTATTCCGGTAGGTGTTTCCTGATCTGCCATAATCCATCCTCCTAACTAAATGTGCCATCATCAACCCAACCAAACACCCTGCTCTTGCTGTCTGTGTGCTCTAGGTGCCATGGGTGAGCCTTGCCTTTTGCAATGTGAGTAATCTTGGCCGGACCTGCATTGCATCTGGAGCCGGTAGGCTTGCTTGCGGTACTGTTCACATAGTGGTAACCGCCATTGAACTGCACAACGTCTCCTATCTTGTGTTCAGAGCTTGTCTGTGTTGAGCCTGATGATTTTGTCACAGGCTCTGCAAAGTTAAGCTTTAAGGTCATTGTATGGCTTTCTCTTGTGTACTTGTGGGTGTCTTCATCAATAAAAAAAGACCGTTTTAATCCAAGATGAGGGATGATAACATAAACACATTTTCCGGATACAGCTTCCGATACTCCCATGCCAGAGACCTTCAAACTCTGCTCCGGTGTCCCCTTTTCATCAAAGATTGATTCGACCAGCTCCTGCATCTGTGCGGCTGTGTAGGAATCGTCCACCGACTTTACCTCCATGAAGGTACCAATCTTCGATTCCAGCTCGGTATTGGCTTTCTCATACACTATCGCATCCTCCTTCGACAGGAGCCTTACTCTGGTTCTTATCTTCTCAATGCTCTTGGAGTATTCGTAACTGGTGAGGTTTGACTGACTGCTCCCAGCTTCCAATACCCACTGCATGGCATTTTCCACTCTTTTTCTTAAATAAATCGTGCCATTTTCGGAAGAAATATAATATCTTTCCCCTGTGGCTTTATACGTTGTGCTTAACGCATCGAGCATCACATCATAATAAGTTGTCTTTGCTTTTGGAAGTTCCGGTATTACATAGCTTGTATCAACCGCATTTCCTGTCATTCCCAGCCTTGACATACAATCATTGAATATATCTGTGGCCGTCTTGTTGGTATAGCAGAATGAATCCTTGTTGTTCGCCAGATAATAAGCATTGTCATAGGCTTTTACCACCAGCTTTTTAGAATTACTCTGCTTATGGCTTGTGATTATGCCCCGGAACAGCTCTTTGCCGCCCTCATAAAAAACACATTGGTCTCCATTAGCACAATCTACCGTAACCCTTGAATGATTGTATCCATCATCATCCATCAGAGTGATACTGACAGACCTTGGAGCAGCTCCTTTCCTGCCGCTCCAAGTGATCTCCTCGAACATATTTGACACATCATAGCCCGTTCCGTTATGGATAATTACAAATTGTATTGCCATGGCTACCTCCTATGCTGCCGGTATGGTATAAACCTGTCCGGGATAAATCAGATTTGGGTTACTGCCAATAACACCTTTATTCGCATTGTAAATAACGGTATATTTAGCTCCTGATCCGTAGAACTTCTTTGCGATGTTCCAAAGACAGTCGCCCTTTTTCACTGTGTATGTCTGTGCCGCCGGAGTGTTATCCACCCTTGGAGAGGATTGTGAAACAGTAGCTTTCTGTGTGGTAACATTCACCTTGATCTGACGCATGGTGATTTCTCTGTACTCCTTGAAGGTAATGTCAAACTGCACCGTTCCAGGATCGCCGCCAACCTCTGAGGTTTTGAATTTCTCAATGGTAGCATACATGGATATTCCCATGCCTCCGGTAAGAGTAAGCCGCACCGGCTTCTTGGTGTTCTTCATTGCCAAAACCTGTGCTACTGCTGTGTTCGGATCCGGAATGTTGCTGTAATTGCATCCGCTGAAATAAGTCTTCGGGAAAAAGCTCGAAAAGCTAATGTTCGCAGCTGCACTGTCCTGTATAATCGTACACTCACCAACTCCATACACCTTGAGGTTGGAGTTGTCACTGCCATACGACACTTCTATTTCTTCTGGAAGAACTGGAAACCGAAAAATGCTGTTCAGCTTCATGGCTAATTGATAATTAGAACTCATACGACAAATCTCCTTCCTCCTCAATTTCCTGCTGAATGATACCCATAAGAGCATCCTTCATGTTCGACATTAACAGGCTTACAACATCTTCCTTTGTGACACCATTTCCGGTTACCTTCATTTCTCCAGCACCCTCTACTCTAAAAGTCACTGTCCTGTCGCCGCCTGCTGTATCATTAGCCGCCTGCTCCGGCTCCACATAGAAACTGTCCGAAGATGTATCTTTTGCAAGTATGTTAGCTGTTTCATCAGCTGTATAAACAACTTCTCCGCCACCAAAATTGACAAGCTCCGGACCTTCCTCGCCGACCAGTGCAAGTCCCGGTTCCGCATCTACGGTACCTTCTGCGTATGCATGATATCCACCGCCCTTTAGAGTGGTGTTTGCAAAGCTTAGGGAATTGATTGCACTCTGGGCTTTCGATACTCCGTCTTGAATTTCCTTCACATAGGCATCCATAGTGGATTTCGCATTTGCCTTCGCTTCATCACTCAGGTTTAGATTATCAACAGCTGTTTCCATATCCGTCTGTATCTTGGTAAGGGAATCAGAAAAATCCGTCTCCAACTCTGCCATACTGGTTGCTGTATCGCCTTGAGCTGTCTGCAGGTCATTGTATTGCTTCACTACTGCTGACAGATCTGCATCATTCATGCTTTCCATGCCGGCCAGCATTGCAGCTGACTCCTCACTGCCATCTGACAAATCTTTCAGCATATCAGACAATCCTTCGATTTCGTCTGCTCTGGCTGTAAGAGAATTCATGTTCTCGTTGTATGAGTTCCAGTAATCTATCTGTGACTGCAACGCATCCTTGATACTCTGGGATGTCATTGCTGTTACGTCCTCAACCTCTGTCCATAAATCATACTGACCTTGAACACTCTGCAGAGCTGAATCGTAAGCATCATCATAGGCTGTGCACAATTCTTCAAGCTGTGCCGAATAGCCTTGAATGACACTGCTTGCCTCGTTGTATCCGTCAGATGTACTCTCCAGTACCTCTCTCTGCTGCTCATATATCTCGGAAGCCTCTGTTGCTGATGCAGACGCAAGAGCAAGTTCTGACATCATGCTGTCGATTTCTTCCTCAGAGTACCCCATTTCTTCATAGCATTCACGAATGGCATCTGTGACACGATTAAATTCCTCTTCTGCATCTGCAGTCGCATCTTTAAGCACACTATACTCGTTATAGGCATCTTTTACCGATCCAGACCAGTTCATTTCAGCTCCATCAGCTAAACCCGACCATGCTAAGAATGGATGTTCTTCCGACCAATCTTCATCAAGAGCTTTCTGATATTCTTCATATGCTGCATTCATGGACTTATTGGCTTCATCAAATGTGGACTGTGCATTTTGGTACTGTCCTATATAATCCATAAGCTTATCCATGTTTGCCTGTGCTTTCTCCTGATTTGCGGAATCTGTAACCGCCTGCCATAAATCTTCCACCGACATGTTCAGTTTTCCGTTTGTAGAGTCAAGCGTGAGGTTTAATCCCTCATAGGAATTGTTCAGTCTATCGACTATGCCTTGCATAATTTCCAACTGCCCACCAGATAGATTTGTATTTTCCTGCATAGCTACAAGTTGAGCGATTAATGATTTTGAAGAAGATTCGCTATCATCAATTCCACTCATTGTTTCTTCGTATTTGCTATCAATTTCATCCAATGCCGTTCGTAATTCCTCGGTCTGTGCAACAAGATCTGCTATAGTCTCTTTATTTTCCTCAAACGAAGCACTCAACTCGTCGATTTGGTTTTTTAATTCGTATGCCGCAACGGTATCTGCCTGTCCAGCTTCTTCAAGTTCTGCATACTGCTCTTTCAAATCATCGAGCTCCTGTTGCATTTCTTTCGATGATGCGGTGAGGTTTTCCTGCGCCTTTACCATTTCGTCTTCTGTATTGTTCAAGTAGATAACTGCTGCCGCAACCGCTCCAATGCCCGCTGCAATTAAAAGAGCCGGTCCAAGCACCGCTGACAGCGACACGCCAAATACCTCCGTAGCCAAGGCGGCTATTTTAGTAACAGTGGCATATGCAGCGATTGCCGCTGTTACAACACCAAGTCCGATAGCGGCTCCTGTCAGTAATGCTGATATAGCCGGATGTTTAGAAACAAGTTCTGTAAATTTATCTGTAATATCTGCTATACCATTCTTAAACTGTGCCACCGTAGGGTTTATGTCGTCTCCAATGGCGATTGCGAGGTTATTGAAGCTATTCTGCATACGTTCTGTCGCATACTGCGTAGTATTCGTCATAGCAGAATAAGCTCTCTCCGTTGTTCCTGCTGAATTTCTCAGCTTATCCAGATTTTTATTGAATGTATCAAGTCCCTGATTGATAACAGCGTTGGCAGCCTTTCCGGCTTCTGCACTGCCCCACAGGTTCATCAATGCTTCACTGTCCTGATCCACGCTGTTATAGAGAATTTCCAGAACGTCTGCCAATGAATATCCTGACTTCATCAACTGTCCGAAGGACTGTCCTGTTTCCTCCATGATTACTCCGGCAACCTCCGAGCCGGAATCACCCAGCTCATTGAACATACTGGAGATATAGGTCGTGGATTCTTCAACGCTTACACCCGCCTTGGTCAGACTGATGTATCCTGATTCCAGATTGTAAAGATCAATCGAATAAGCGGATGCCGTACTGATAGCTTTACCCATGCTGCTTGACAACTGGTCGATTGTCATAACACCCAAGTTCTGGGATGTAATCAAGCTATCCGAGATATTCGTTACCTCGGAAGCTTCCAGCTGATACGCATTGAGGGCTGTCGTTAATACAGACAGGGCAGATGCAGACGATGTAAAGCCCGCTGTGGCAAGCTTTGACGCTTCTCCTACAGTTTCTACCGCTCCCTCCGTGGCGACACCGGCTGATATTGCATTGTAAGTGGCATCCGCAAGCTCGTTTACGTTCTTTGCAGTGTCCTTTGATAATCCAGATATCTGTGTAGAAAGCTGATCTGCGGACAGCACGGTGGTGTCGGCTACCGTAGATACCATGGCAACATTCGTCTCGAACTCTGTAGCTTTATCAGAGGCATCTGAAAATGCATCCGCTATTTTATTCAGTACCGCCACAATTCCGACTGTAGCAAGAATATCATCCAGTCCTACCACCGCATTTTTTGACTTGTCCCCGAAATCCTCTGATTTCTTACTCGTTTTATCCATTTCCTCTCCGAGCTGTTCTGTCTTATTCTGCGCTTCCTCCGCCGCATCCGCTTCTGCTTTCAGTGCATCCTCTGTCTTAAAGCCCATATTTACAAGTTCTTCTGTTGAATAAACCGCTTCCAGACAGCCCTTATCATAATTGCCAACTGCATCCGTCCAGTAATCGGTTGCCTGCGCCGCCTTTTCCATTGCTTCTGTGGCTTTCTGTGTTTCTTCTGTGGTATTTGCAAATGCCTTATCCGCTGTATCCGATAATTTGTCGAAAGCGTCAAGTGTTTTATTACCGGCACTGGACATAGCATCCAACTTATCGCTTATTTCATCGATGGCTTTAAATATTACCGATAATCCAGCCACTACCTATCGCCTCCCTTCCGACCGGACAGCAAATATACTCCTCGTCTGCAAGGGTCTTCAGTTTCTACAAGCTCGGAAGCTATAAAGAAACCTCTTTTTCGCTTGGACATTCTCTCAAATTCCTCTGGTCTGAGACCATGCCTCTGCCAGAGGACGTGTGCCCAATACTCCAAAGTACCCTTGCTTTCAATCAGTTTTTTGCGTCTTCGGTCTCCTTAGCCTCATCGTCCTCCTCCGTCAGACCAAGAACTTTTAACACCTGCTTGCTTACGTGTCCGTATTCCTTGTTGGTAGGGAATACTTTTAGCGGCATTTCGGTAATGTCCACGCATCCGAAGTATTCCATGAGCTTCTTGTCCTTCAGATCAGGATAAACGAGAGCCTCTACCATGAGGTGGCGAGCCGCCTTACTTCTGTCTCTCTCGACCTTATATACAACATTGCCATTCTGAACAATGAAATTACCCTTCTTATCCTTGAGAGGTGTCTTGGATTCATACATCTCATTGATTTTCGCAATAGTGTCGTTGTGCAACTGCTTAATTTCCAGCTGAATCACATTGTCATTCTCGTCCTTGATGGACTCAGGACCTGGAACCGTAACAATCTGCTCCACCTTTGCTTCCTCACGCATGAAGTATCTCAAATCTTTATTAGCCATAATGACCTCCTATTTTCTATTCTCAGGCCTCTATTTTGACCTGTAGCACATTTTAAGTTCCATAGACAGTAGTTAATCTGTCTGCATGATTTTGAACGTAAAAAAGGCACACACAAAACCGAAGTTCTGCGTATGCCCCTGCTGTTCATGACTGTCCTGCTTAGGACATATTCTTGGCACCAAAGCTGATGCTGTCCTTTACTACATCTCCATCTGTGTCAAGCGAAATGAGATTGATATCTCCTGTCAGTACAGCTCCAGTCACTGTTACAGACTCGCTTCCGCTTACCTCGTAGAAATCAGAATCCTTATCGGTTCTGATGCCCTGGATTGTAAGCTCCGGAGTGATTCCAGAGTTCTCATACTGCTTAACGATATTATTCCATCTTGCAGTAGTGCGGTACTCGTCAATGCTTCCGGTAATATCTCTGCCAAGCCAGCGTCTGTTTGTTCCCTTATCGCCCAGCATCTTGCCAGACCATACCGTAGGAGTGTAAACAATCGTAAGCTTTACTGCGTCCATTACCTCTACTCCATCAATATAGATGTGACCTTCTTTAAGGCTGAGTGGTTTTCTGTTCTCGCCCATATTCTTTCATCCTCCTTATCTTGTTGATACAGAGAAGTACAGTTTCTCTGCTGAATCTACTGCCTGCAGTCCGACATTGAAGAACGTCTCGTCTCCGATACTCTTGCTCTGATCAACGTAGAAGTCGTTTTCTGCATCCACGTTCGTGATTGCTCCCTGCTTCGCATAACTCTGGAGAAGTGCTCTTCCAAGGCCTTCCATGACAAGCCATCCATCCGGGTCATTGTCAAACTTATTCGGAGGGAATGTCAGCTTCAGATCATCTGCAAAGCTGTCATACACGCGGATTACTCTGTTCTTGGAATAATCTGATGTTCTCTCCGTTGTGAACTTATGGAGGCTGTTGATATCATACTCTACGATTACTTCATCCTCCTCGGATATAGAGAAGAAAAACTCTCCGTTGGAGATAGCTTCGATTGCTTCCTCGTTGGTCTTTAAGCCGACAACATCCGTAGCACCCTCAACCGCAACATAGGTATTGGATGTGGTCTTGTCTGCTCCTGCTGTCGCACCTGCCACCCACGCACAAGCCTGTGCATTGGTAAGCTCCTGACCGTCTACTGCATAGGAGTTTGTCACATTGATAATTCCTTCGTAGTCAGATTCGGCATCTGGAAGTACTGCCTGCACAGTCTTTCCACACTGTTCACGAAGATATTTAATCTTTGTGATTACCGCAGTCTTCTGTGAGGACTCGTCTTTAGGGAATGCCATTGTATTCCACTTGATCTTCTCGGAAGCATCCAAAAATGCTGTGATATCGGTGTTCTGCACAGCTCCGTCCGTTCCGCTTTCAAGATTTGTGGATGCAAATGCAGTAAGGTTTGCGGATGTGGATGTTGCTGAAAACACAACATACTTACCAGAGTTTACCGCAATCAGATCAGCGATTGTGGTAAGCCCTGTGTACTCCTCCACCTTGTCTGCACCAAGATATACCCTCACTGCGAAAGTAGAAGCTCCTGCCTCTGCCACGCATGCAACAGCAATATCATTTCCTCTGGTACCGCCATATGCGGCCGTAATGGTCATTCCTCCTGCTGTCTTCGTTGCCTTGTCTCCATTGTTGATAATGTAAACAATAACGGTAACAGCATTCTTGAATGCCTCTCTGATTAGCAGCATAAAGTCGTTTGTGTCATAGATACTGTGTCCAAGCTTTGCCACCTCCGCATCCGGAGACGCAGAGGTCAATTTCAGAATCCCCTTGTCAGGTCCCCATCCAAGCCCGATCAATGGAATGAGTGCGGTACCTCTTGTGGATCCGTTAGGGCTCTGCTGACGTTTTGACTTGAAGTTAATATAATCTCCAGGTCTTTTCTTTGAAACATTTACTTCAAAAGTTCCACCAGCCATGATTTACTATACCTCCTTTTCTAACCATGCTTTAATGTGTTCATGTACTTCCTGGATGGAATACTCACCATCCGGAAGATCTGCAGTTGCTCCTGCAAAAGTGCTTGATGTCACATGAAACAGCTTCATGCAACTCTTTCTGATCTCATCTAAGGAGAACTTCTTTTCTTCCATAACTTTCTCTGCAGTCGGCTGTTCCATAACCTTTTTATCTGCATCTGACTGTCTTCTACTCGGCATTTTGACCTCCTTCTATTTGCTCAGCAATAGGAGTGCCATTGAAATAGAACTCCCTTGCCAGTGTTGCTGCTTTCTCGTTAAATCTCGTGTATCGCTTCCATGAAATCTCAATCTGCCACACACCCTCGTCCGCCTTGGTCACTTCCATGCTGTCTATTCGGAAGTTATTTCCTGTCCGTTTTCCTTTTTCATCTACCAGCGGCACTTTATAGCGATTCCCGCTTATTGCATGTACTATCTGCGAGCACTTTCCTCCTGCGGAAACATTGTCAATGTCCATCACCTTCGCATATAAGGTAAATGTCGTAGCGTATGTGTTTGTTGAGAAATCCCCGCTTTTCTGGTGCGGAGAAGGATAAAATACACAAGGGATTTCCATATCCTCTGGCACTTCATCAAAATATGCCGGCAGGTTCAGAATGCCGGCAACAAAGTAGTAAAGAGCCGCAATCTCAAATTCCAGCATTTCCTCACCTTCCTACATAAAAAATTGTTGTAACCATTGTTCCATCTTCTGTTCCATGAGCCCAGGAAGCATATCCTCAATACAGCGGACTGCGTCTCCCCAGTAATGTGAGCCTTCAATCCATTTCTGCTTCAAAAGCATTCCTGTCTTAGCTCCCGGCTCATAGATGAAATGCTCTCCCTGCCAGTATCCCGGAACAAACCTGGTATTTACCCCTTTGGGGTTCAGCCAGTGACCTTTATCCGCATACTCTGCGTATTTCACATTGGTGCCGACTTCTATAGTCATGCTTCCCTCATTCAGCACAAAAATGTTATCCTGCTCCCCTTTTGAGAAGCTATTCAGAAGTAGTCTGGTGTCAACTGTCTGTTTCCGGATGATCTCGTCCTGCACAATTCTGAGGAATTCATACCCTAAGCCTTCCATGAAGTTGACCAATTCCTTCTTGAATTCTCCCTGAGCTGCTTTATCCAGTTTTCCAACAAATCCTTTCAGATCTGAAGTGTCAATCTTTACATAAGTTGTAGCCACTATAATGCCCCTTTCACAGTTCCTTTCCGCTGAATATTTACCATAATGTGATGGTCTCTAATGTTGTGAGGCATTTCCGCTGTATATGCCAGTCCGGTATTCTTATCAACAACCTTGTCATTGACACGAACGTCCGTACCTGCCGGAAGCTGTAATTTCCCAGAGTATATGAATTCGTTCGCTGATTCCGTCTGAGTAAGTTCTGCATTAGCATTCACATTGAAATGACACGCTACATCTTCAACGTCCGGAACCTTCGGATATGAGAAACCTGTCTGCTTGATTGCAAACCCCATATCCTTTTCCCCTTTTACCATGTGATAAATATCACACCTATGGTCCAGTAAATCCTCAAATGCCATAAGCGCCTCCTATAACTTCCTAAGTTTCATTGTCACCTTGCCGTTATCAGGCTGGATGATGTAATCATCTAACATCAGAGCCAGCCCCAGATTTTCGGCAATGTCTGAATCATTGTCCATGGTGTAGGAGTAATCATCAAAGGTCTCTGAGCTTTTCGCTCCCTCCTTCTGTGTAATTGCCTGCTTGGCATAAGCTTCAGCCAATAAAATAACTGCCATCCGGACATCCTGTGGCAGCTCTTTTTCGTACTCTTCTGTATCAAATCTGTTATGCGTATGGTAAATAACATATCTTTCTGCTCTGGCTATATCATAGGCAAGTCGAACATCAGACCTTGCCGCCACCTTGGCAGATTCAGAATACTCTTTTACCTCCGCAGGCTGTACCCAAGGTCTCTGCATGTGTTCCTCCTACTCTAATCCAAGCTTAGAAAAATCTACAAGTCCGAGAGCACCATTGATACGTTCAACATACTCGTCATGCTTGCTGCATCCTTCAAGGCTGATATTCTTCTCTTCGGCCAGAGCTAAAAGGTCGGCATTACGCATATGGGATACTTTGCTTGCTGTCAGACCGTCCTCAACTCCTGCTTCTGCGCCAGTTCCATTCTCCGGAGCTTCCGGCTCCTCGTCTTCTGCACCAGTTCCCGTGTTATCGGTATCCAATTCCTCCGCAGGATTAGCAATCACTGGCTGTTCATCAAATCTGCCGGTAGCAAGAAGCTGTTCTGCCAGTCCGTCCTCAACTTCAAAAGGCTCCCCCTTTACACAGGAGAAGCCTCTGATAGAGTAAGAAAGCCCGGTATTAAGTGATAATCGTTTCATAAGGCACCTCCTTAATCAAGAGAAGGCAAGCCAGTAATAATCGCAGTAGCGTCAAGCTCCTCGATGATCGGATCATAATCAAGGTGGCATACATAGAATCTCTTATCCTGCATGATCGCCTCTTTGCCCTCAGTGGTCTTTCTGATCTTCATACCGTAGGTGTTTACAACAACGAGGTTCTTCGGATCCGTAAGGATAATCTTATCGTCACTGATAGACGGACAGGAAACAGTAGGAATGTGTACCGGCTGAGTGTAAACATTCTCCGGAACAGCTCCGCCTTTGCCGATTACCTGATTCATCAGATAAAGTTCCCACTCCTGTGCTCTCTTAGGGGACATGAGCCAACGAAGCTTTCCATTGTTGTACTTATTAGGCAGCTTCTGGAGTGTCTTGTAGAAGATGTCCAGCTTCATGGAGTTTTCACTGGAAGCGTCATATACATGACCGCCGCCGTTGATCTGCTTAATCCAACCATCATTGAGCTTTAAGAAGTCTGCATCTGCAGCTGCTCCAATCTCAATCGCCTCGGAAGCATTCCATGCACCCGCAGTATGTGCTTTGATGAACTTGTACAGCTTCTTGTTATTGGTTACGATGTCTCCGATAGCAAATGTATCTGAGCTGTTAAACTCCTTTACCTGGGAAGCTTTCTCGTCGCCATTGAGATACAGGTCCTCAAGGTCAACACCAAGCTGTGTGGTCATGAGGTTTGTAATGACTGCCTCTAACTGCTGACCTTCGATATTCTCACGAAGGGTTTCCTCAGTAATCTCCCAAGGTAAACGAACGGCCTTGCAGGCATACTCGATCACGTTGGTATTTACACCAGCTCTGTAGCCATCATCTGTGTTCTCGACCTTGGCACGAAGAATTCTGGATGCGATACCAATCTTGTCAATCTCACCGCTTTTTGATGTTCTCATGACGTGTCTTACCAGAGGTCCGAGGTTGGTCGCTTCGAATGTCTGCTGAATAAATTTTCTTGCCTGCTCCGGCTGTAAAAGTCCATGAGTAAGGCTGCCGGTCTGAATTGCAGTACCGGCTTTGTTAATGATCTGCTGATTTGTAGGCATAATATTTTTCCTCCTTCTTTTTTGCTTAGAACATGCCTGTCATGTAGTGCTGTTCTGCTTCCTGCTTCTCAACAGTGCCTGCGGCAGAATTGAGGTTGCCCGGAAGTGCTCTGCTCTTCAAGAGCGGCTCGATTGCCTTTGTAACAGGCTCCATGGCCTTGGAAACTGCCTCACCCACCATCTTAGCTACATCGTCTGCATTTACATCAGACTCAGGTTCTGCAGGTGTGCCTTCTCCTTCGCCGCCCTCGCCCTTTGTGATAGCTTCGAGCTGTTTTGTGATAGGTTCCATGGCTTTTGCCACTGCATCCCCTACCATCTGCTGAACTTCTTCTCGCTTCATTTCGTCGTCCTCCTTTTTGACGTTATTTTTTGCTACTGTGTCTCCACCTTCGCCCTCTGAATTATCAGTGAACTCAGACAAAAATGAACCCAGCGTATCATAAATGCCTTTAAGGGCACTTAGATTCTTGGTACTGATACTCTTTCCTGCTTTTTCAACAGGCGCAGGAGCTTCCTTTGCCGCCTTCTCCAATGACTTAACAATACTGCCATCACTCGTAAGAAGCTGCGTGACAATATCATTGAAATCTGTGAGAGCGTCTTTGATGGTCTCCTCGTCAGAGTTATATCCCCATTCCCAGGAGCCAGTATCGGGATTGTAGAAATTGCCTTCCAGGCAGCTTCTAAGCGCATACCATGCAGAGTAGAAGTTATCCTCTTTCACACGTCGTTTGAAATTGTTCTTCACAGCACCTTTCTCAACGACATCGAAGCCCATAGCCTTTGCAAGCTTTCTAAAAAGCCCTTTCGGCTCTTCCTGCTTCTCTACCGGAAGTTCTACATCTTCCTCAGAGTAGACACCAACACCACCCATAGAGAATCCTGTGATATCCCCTTTCTGAATGGAATCCCATACATCAGAGTCCGTAATCTCCATGGTCATGAGCCATGTGCCTTTCTTGATCGTTTCTCCTTCAATCTCCATATCGCATTTTGCAACATAGGATTCGACCACCTCTGCTCCGTCACACTTCTTGAAGCAGTGCTGAAGGTCTACCTGATTGCCGTTCTTGGCGAACCAATAAGCAGCCTTGGTAATCTCCTCCTCCGTCATGTAATTGCCCTGTGTATCCTCTACCATGGGCTCATACACGATACCGGTCACAAAGTGGCTGTCTGCGTCTGCCTTCAAAATTCGTCCAAACGTGGCGAAATTTGCGGCACCGTCCTCTGATTTAGTAATCAGGAACTGCTTTTTATTCGCAGCCTTGTCAACCAACGATACGAAGCTGATTTTTGCATCTGTAATTGCGTATGCTTTCGCAATCTTAGGCATACTCTCAAACCTCCTTCTGGTTTATTTACTGTTTAACGGACAGCTCCGAGATAATAGGATCACCTCCTTCCTCATAGCAAGTAGCGGAAAATGTACAACTTTTTCATCAGATACGAATGCCTTTGCTTGTAACTCACGATGCCACCTCCCTCCCGAAAAAAAGGCAATAAAAAAAGCACCCTCTCGGATGCTAATTTCGCAATAATTAGTCTGTATTAAATCTTTCCTCAGATTCTCGTTTGTCAGCCTCGGCAAACTCATCAAAGATTTTCTGTTCCTCTTCCGTAAGCTCACACGTCGGCACCAAGGTACCAGATTCATCATATTCAATTTTTCCTGCAAGTTCCGAAGGATAAATTAACATATTATTCACTAGTCCTTTCCTTAAACAGCTTCTTGACCGTTTTCTCCAACTTAGTGTTCTTTGTGGAAGATACGGCTTCTGCAACAAATTCATCTGGACGTTTTGCTGCGTATATACCTAACTTCTGCTTAATTATACTACGATCAACCTTTAAATTGCAAGCACTCATAGCATCTTCCATAATGGATTTGCAGAACACATCTCCATCAATGGCTTTCCATGTATCATCCAGATTGTCATACATACTTATGGTTTTCTTATATGTAACCATGTGAACCATCTCATGTTTCAGAATTCCATAAGCACCGGACTTCGGTGTCCAATTTCCTTCCTCAACCTGTGATTTTATCAGATTATTGATAACTTTCTGGTCCGCAAAATGAGAGCTTGATATTTTCAGAACTGTTTTTATCTCTGAACCCTTCTTGCTGATTGCAGCTCTGGCGGCATCTGTTCCAAGGTTATCAACAAAACGGATTTCGTCAATGAAGCCATTTAATTGCGGATATTCCTTGTAAAGTCTCTGCATAGCACGATTTACCCGATTAACAGCCTTAATGTCCTGTTTCGTATAATTCGTCTTCTTGACACCTAGGTGAGTTTTCGCCCACTTGTCTGCGGCTTTGGTGTTTGCCTGTGAAACAGATCTGCTCTGCGTTGCTTCATACGGAACAATTCCTGCTTTAGCTTTTTCTTTCTCGCTTTGCTCTTTCTCCCAGCTTCCATCGTCATTGTCAATGAATGCCTGCTGCATCTTCTTCCGTTCGCCTATAGACAATCCCAAGGTTTCCTGATTAACGATTCCCCTGTGAATACAATGGCAGTTTATGCTTTCGCCTGCCGGAAGGTTCGGATCACGAGGAAACATAGGATAATATGTGCCACCGTCCTTGCCCTGCATTTCAAAAGGCTGGTCTTTCGGCACCATCTGCCCGTCCATAGCAACATGGTTCGGGCGAGGCTTAATCTTATGTACCCCTGTGTGTCGCCACTCTTTCATATCAACAACCGGGCTTTGCTGAATGGCTTCCTCTTTCGCTACACTGTGTGCCCTAAGTACCTCAGTTACAGCAACACGTTTCGCTTGGTAGTATTCCGTTCGCCAGCCTCCGTCCATAATCTTGCGTGTCAGCGTTGCAATATCATCCCCATTCGCTATCGTTTCCTGGATAAGGTCAGTGATCTGCTTATGGGTGTTTACTTTCATCAGATTGCCGAGCTGTTCGCTCCATGAGGCGAACCATTCAGATGTTCTCTGCCGTAAAGTGTCTACCACAAGCTCTCCATCTGATTCCTGTATATATACTGTTGCCAGCTTCGGGATGTTGAGCTCATACATCGCATTGGCTGCTTCGGTAACCTGTTCCGCTATGTCGTCTTCATCGATCATATCAGAGACATTCTCCTGTGCGGCATCCCAATCTCCATCTGCGGCTTTAAGAGCAGTGACAAGAGCAGTAGTCTGGGAATGAAGAATGTCGGCGATTTCCTCCTCTAAAGAGTTTATCTCCGACACTGTATCCTTCGGCTCTGCGTAGCCTTCCTCCTTCAGCTCGTCCTCAAGGTCTTCGTCAGCCTTTGCCAAGTATCTGTCTATAGCATCATAGATTGGATCAGCATGAGCGATAATTGCTTCCGCCACCATCTGGTAATACTTCGACTTGTCAGCCATATCAATCACCAGCTTTCTCTCGGTATGCTCCCAATGCGTTTCTGATTTCCTTCATAATTGGAACCAGCTCTGCATCATTCAGCTCTGCTTTCTTTATCTGTCCGTCAAGTATGGCAAGTTCTTCCTCGGTAACCGTTTTCTCATTGCCCTGTGGCTTTGTATTTTGACCTGCAGGCTCGTTTCCGGTCGTTTGCGGTTGTTCCCCTGCTCCCGCTCCTAAATTCGCCTGTAGCTGGCTCTGGGTGACTGTTCTGGAATATGCCAGAGGAACGTTTCCCCATTCTCCGTCATAGTCAGCACATCCATCTTTACCGAGGACTTCATAGGTGTACTCCTTGGCAAGGTTCGGTGTTAGTCCTCCGGCTCTCTCTGTGATATTGAGTATCTTCTGGATATCGTCCGGATTGGTTATATCCGGTTCATCAAACCTAGCTTCAACGTGCTTGAATCCATATCCATTCAGCAGCTTGTTGTTGATTACCCACGCAAGAGATGTTCTTTCCGGCTGGAATACCTGCTTTTCAGTAACCTCCATAGCTGTCTGTGCAGTAGCTCTGTTAAAATCTGTAGTGTATCCGACATACAGATCTGGAAGCAGGAAAGCTGACTGTGTTTTCTTCCTGCCATTCTCCTGATACTCCTGGAACAATTCATCTTTCTGTAGGATTGAGGCAAGGTCTTTTATTTCGACCTCCGGTTGCTTCTGGTCTTGGAACGCTGCACCCGTCTCATTGTTCTCTGTTTCAAGAATCAGGAACGAATGCTGTCCCTTTTCCCCTTCGATCTCATTCATGTATGTTTGGAGCTTCGTGAATGCATCATCAGAGAGCGTTCCACCCTTAACCAGTATCATCAATGGTGTATGCCTGCCCTTGCGGAAGTATGCGTTATTCAGAACCTCTGCTCTCCTGTTTCCGTCAACAGTGAGTACCTGTCCTATCCACCGCACTTCTCCATAAGGCATACTGCCAAGTCTGAAATCAATTATCTCATTCGCCTGATCGTCAATATCGACCGGCTCCGTATCTTCCTCAGTGACATATTTTCCAGTTCTCTTATCCATAATTCGCGGATCTCCAAACTCCTTAAAGTAAACTGTCCTGCCGGCTACGTTCTGTCGGAACTTTCTGAACTTCTTCTTTCGCATCATTCTCTCGCCCTTATAGAAAAACTCTGTCTCGATATAAGGCTCTAACGGATATGTCATGTCGATTGACGGAGTATCAATGATAAACTCCAGCTGTACGACATTCCCTTTCATATCCCGGATAACCTCGCAATATGATATTCCGAATGTCTCTCTGTCCCGAATCACATTCTCGAAGACTTCCTTCGACATGCAGTCCATATTGAGCAGATCGATGACTCTCTCCATCGCATTCCATTCCGCCTGCATCTCTGTGTTTTCTTCCTCGTAGTCCTCGCGGTATCCAACGCTGATTCCAAAGCCTGCTATATTGCTCTTATATGCTCTTATGCACTGCGGAAGGATAGTGGAATTGTCTACCAGCTCCTTCAACCCTCTCATGTCGATAGGGTGCGTAATCCATTCAGATGCATTTACAGCATTTACCATGCTTAGCTGTTCGCTTTTATCTGACTTTTCAATCGGTTTCTGGCTTTCAACAAAAACCGTTGGTGTCTCCCCGAAGTTATCTGCCTTCACAATCTTGACACCAACCTGTCTGACCGGTTTTTCCTCAGACATTATTTTTTCCCTCCTTTCTTCTTGTACGTCATAGGCAAGCAGACAAGCAGTATGCAGTCGGCTTCATCTGGAGACGTAAGCCCTCTGTCCTTCATATCTTTCTTGCTTTCAACCTTCTGTTTTGAGTTACTTGTAAAAGAATACTTCCTACACGACAGCTGACCTACGAGGTCGTTATCATCAGGAAGCAGTATCTCCGGCTTATGCGGTCGCCCCTCTTCATCAAACGGAGCAATCAAGTCCTTAACCACACCCATCATGTACGTTGTGGAATCCACGTAATACCGATGGCTGATAGGCTGTCCGAAATTGACTGGAAGCAGGTGTGAATCCTGCCATACCGCAGGCTCTGTTCTGGCATAACTGCGAAGCTGGTCAACGACACCGCCGCCAACACCGCCATCATCCACTTTAATACCTATCGGACCAGTATATTTATATTTGCTCCTCAGCTGTTTATAAAGGATTGCTATATTACTGGCTGTCCATGTTGTGTCCTGCCCGTTGTACTTCTTGAATATCTTCACAACCTCATTGATGCGGAAGCCTATGCATGTCTTATCATCACCAAATCTGGCAACGTCACAGCCAATCTCAATCTTATCTATTAGTGACGGGTCCTGTGGATATTTCCGCCCTTTATCGTCTGTATATATGCCTAATGCCCTTGCTGTCCGCTCGGATATCTCCGTCTTGCAACTCTGCTCTAACCATGAAATTGGGATGAACACATCATCTTCCTGCTGTGGAAACTCTCCATAAACACGAACTCGAACAACATTGCTGTCCGCTCCGTACTTCCGCTTCATGGCTTCGATATTCTCTTTGTTGGTACGCTTGCTGTGTTCTGAATTGACCGTATGGCACTTATAGAGCGAACGGTCTACAGTGTGGCTGTCGTAGAATGTTCCGGAGGTCTTTGTCGGGTTCCCCATCAGCAGAAGCTTGTTGTTCTCTCCTGCAAGAGTACCTGTGATTGCCTCCATGATAGGATCCGCAACACCGGAAGCCTCGTCCACAATGAATAGCATGTTATCCTCATGGAAGCCCTGCATATTCTCTGGCTTCGTAGCAGTCCTAGCAACAGCAAACCAACGCTTTTCATAGCCAATCATATAAACATATGTCTTTGTCCATTTAAGGAGCATAGGAAGCAAAGGAGAGTTGTTCATCCACTTGTCAACCTCAGACCACAGTACATCATGGAGCTGCTGCTTCGTCGGAGCTGTCGCAACTATTCTTGGATATGGATAACATACCAAGAACCACAGAAGCAGTGCCGCCTCAAGACCTGTCTTTCCGACACCTTGCCCAGACTTGACCGATACCCTCGGGTAATCCCTCAGATCATGTGCAACCTCGATCTGCCAGTCGTCCGGTTCAAACAGTAGAACCTCTCTCATAAACATTACCGGATCAGCTTTCCATTTCGGTATGCTGTCCTCCAGGAAGTCATTCAGCCATTGGTTATCATCCATCCGAATCCCTCCTGTTTTGTAGCACCTTCTCAGCCCACATCCTTACAACGTCATTGCCTTTATTGCCGCCGTCAAGCTTCTGGTGCTCAATGTGCATCTTAGATAATGCCTCGATTGCCTTAGTCTTCTTGGACTGTACGTTGGATAACTCTGATTCCAGCCTTGCTATGATCTGGTCTTTATTATCTGTCTGGGTAAATACCGAATATTCATTGCCCGGAAGTCTTTCTCCGGCAGCAACCTTTTCTGCTATCCTTCTGGCATATTCCTCTTTATCCTCGTCATTCTCAAATGTCCGCTTCCGCTCCGACCTCTGCGAAAATGCCAATGCCACAGGACTTTCGCTGTTGCGGTATTTGTTGATTGCTTTCATAATCCGTCGTTCCCTGACCGAGAAAAGCTGTATCTGCTCTATCAGCAGTTCTTCCTCATCTTTTGGCATATCCTCAATGAGATTCTTCTCGTCTTCATCCAACGTATCCCAGTAGACAGCCGAGTACCCTCCATGCTTTGTCGCATCTGGCGGCTTAGCCTTCGGATTGCCTCTACCTCCCACTGCATTCTTGTTGCCCTTCGGAGCACCTCTCTTACGTGGAACGCTCCCTTTATCCGAAGTGGAACGCTCCACTTGTTTTTTTTTGCCATTATCAGCTTTGGTTGGGCTAAGCTTTGCCTCCCATCCGTCCATGGACTTCCACTTCCGTACCTTGTTGGCCGGAACCTTTAGCTTTTCAGCAATTTCAACAAGTTTAAGGCTTCCTTTGCTTTCCAGATATATTTTCTCAGCCTGCTTGCGTTCATCACTTCTCTTGTCCGCATTTGGACTTCTTGGTGTTGGCATTTACCTCCCTCCCATCAGCTTTGATATTGTTTCGTGGGTACATGAAAAAGGGGAAGCACTCACACTCCCCCGCAATTACGAATATTTCTCGTTTTATCATTATATCTTCGTTATATATTCCGCTTTGGAAAAGTTTTTCTTCTCCTGTACCATCATTTTCAAGAAGTCCTCCTTGGAAAACTCTGATAAACGGAATATTTCCTCCGGTCTCATGCCAAGCTGCTTGCCGATTTCTTCTACCGACTTGCCCTCTTCCATGAGCTCTTTGACGATTTTCTTCATTGGTTCGAGCAGGTGTGTACCTCTTGCCCTGTTATGGGTAACGGTGCCGTAAATATTACCTGCCTTGTCCTTGTGATCAACGATAACGACCAGCACCTTACCTCCAAGACGTTCAAACAGCGTTCTCTTGTCCTTTTCTGAAGGTGGCACATACTTCCATTCCGGGCCTGCAACAGTCCATCTGTGGAATCCGTCAATAATCGTATAATCTGGTCTTACAACAATCGGAAGCGTCCACCCATTTGTGAAAATAGATTGTGTGAGCAATTCAAGGTTCTGCTTCGATACCTTGTTCGGGTTATAATCATTCGGCTTTACCAATGCTCTGTCTACCCATTGGAGAGTAGAGGAAGGCTCCATAAGCTTATCCATTCTTCTTCGCCTCCTCCCTCTTAGCCTCGGTAATATACCGGCCATATATCCTCTGGTAGAGTGCCCTGTAAGAACGGAGCTTAGGATCTCCGGAGATAAGCCCCTCGTAAATGGCTTTGTAATCCTTATCCGTTGCTATTGCCGCAACAGATATGAAGAAATTACGGTATCTGGAAGCCACATACCGTTTATGCTTTGTTGTAAAATAGATGTCCATGTTATTGAACATCTCTATAAGCTCTGCCTTGTAGTCTTTCTGCCCCTGCCCGCTTTCATTGTTCTTTCGTGCAGCGGTGCTCCTGCCGAACATCTCGCTGTCCCAATACAGTGCTGCGAGATATGCGTTAGGTTCTCTGCGTGTTACCCTCTCCATAAGGTCAGGGTAATACTCATTCATCTTCACAAGGCTACGTGCAGTATCCACAGAAAAGAACTGTGATACCCTCAGCTGACCTTTTCGGGTTCCTGCCTGCCACAAGAACAGGTAAATCTCCGGAATGTCAACATGCTCATTCAGCAGGTAAAGCCATACGTCATTGTTTGTCCAGTCATAGATTGGAAAGACCTGGTGCTTATTCGTCATTGTCTTTCCCGCCTTTATCATGGATGCAATGTTCTGTAATCTCTGCACCGATTCTGCTGTCCGTATTCCTGTTATTGTGATTCCACTCTGACAGGTTCTCGGAAGGAAGTCCTGGTACGCATCAATCCTTGGTCTGAGGAGCGGATGATTCCTGATTGCAAATGCAGGCGGTCTTCTTACCCACACATTCTCTTTTGTGTGATCCCAGCAGATAAAGGTTTCATCATTCGATAATTCGTTGAAGCAGTTGTAATGTTTTACTTCCAGACAATACCATTCAAATCTGGCACCCATGAGAAGAAATCTCTTTCTCCAAGTCTTTACAGTCTCCTCAATGCATGGGAATATGGCTTCCTCGTCTATGAACTGCACTACAAGTTGGCCTGGATTGATCTTTCCTCTCTGCACAAGGTTGTAAATCAGCTGTGCCATGCATAAGCTGTCCTTCCCGCCGGAAAAGGACATATATACCGGCAGTCCGTTGTTGAATACGTTTGTGATCCGTATTTCAGCAGCCTTTACAACATCGATGCTGGACTCACATCTCTTTACAGCCATATCTTCTCACCGCACTTCGGACAGATAACGAATTTCTTTACTTCGGCGGTTTCTTCGTCCTGCTCCTCATGGACAGCATCACTTGTGGTTGTAATAGCTGTATTCTGTGGATTTTCATTGGTACTAGAACCAGAATCCGGCATATTGGGTTCTGTGGGCTTCTGGCTTCTCTCTGTCCTGTCTCTAATCGCCTGTATCTCTGATTCATCAAGAGTGCCATATTCCGATAGTTTCTCGGTCACTTCTTCGGCATCCGATACCATCTGTTTCAGTATCTCTGAATCGAAACCAGGAATATCAAGGTCCCCCTGCAGATCTTCCAAGAAAGAATTGAGCGTGTCAAGGTTCTCGATACCCAGTGAGAATATCTTGTTGTCAGCAATCATAAGTTTTTTCTTCTGGTTCTCTGTCAAATCAGTGTATTGGTACACCAACGCTTCCTCATACCCCATACGGAGCAGGGTTTCATATAATCCGTTGCCGGCGAGGATTACATTCTTCTCATCAACAACAATCGGTCTAATCTGCCCGAACATCTTCACGCTTCGCTCAAATTCTCTGAGCTGTTGCTCTGTATGGATGCGGACATTTTTCTCAGGTCTTACCATATCGGTAAGCTTCATAGTAATGCTATTCATAATGTTTTCCTCCAAAATATTATTTTGAAGGAGAGTGACGTATAAACCATCTGCAAATGGTGTGTTACTCCAAGCCCTTTAGAAATTCTTTTGCACTTGGAATTTTCTTGGCAGCTTCTTTCACTATATCCGGCTCAATCTCGTAGACTTCTTTCCATCCGTTTTCGATGGATCCCGTCCATTGTCGTGCCGCCCATGGATGGGTGCCGCATAAATATCCGTTTTTCCAATCATAAATTGGAGGCATTACCAAATTGTAATAATGGATATATGCCAATACTTCTTCATGGCTCCAATCAGCCAGAGGACTAAAACGTGTGACACCTTTTCCGTCCGTATATATATTGCTCCCTTTTCCGACGTAGTTTCCATCAGCTCTTCTGCGTCCAAGCAAGATCATATCAAGCTCATGAGCCTTATAATACTTTGCCTGTCCTCTGTGTTGAACAATATGAAACCATTGCGCCGCAGTGTTGGAATCCTGTGGGAACAGCATCTGCGGGTGTTTCACAAGCCATTCAATATCCTGCCCTGTGTTTATAATCTCCAGTTTAGGAGGCTTATTCCTATCCACCCATTCTGTAAATGCTGAATACTCTAAATTACTCACTACGAGGACGCTATCCTCTATTCCTGCTTGTCTGCAGACATCTGCGAGCACCAAGGAATCTTTGCCACCACTCCATGCAACTGCAGCTTTCTTTCCATTTGTTGTAGCTATGATATCTTTTACTGTCTGTCCCACTCTTTCATCAAGCTCTGATTTTGGGACAAGATCTTCAATCTGCTTCATTGCCTCCAACCATGCATCATTACTAATTTTCTGTTTTCTCCCAAGTATCTGTTGTCCCATTTATTCCACCGCCTCTCTTTTTAAGACACGAGAAATAACCAGTGCCACCATTCCAGACGAGAGGACTGTTATCAGGCTTCCAGCTGTTTTATATGCTGACAGATTGGAAATCGTCCCGTAGGCGAAAATAGGAAGCCCTACAAGGAATGCTGTAAGCACTCCTGCGGCAACTCCGCTTGCCGTAAGCCTCACATTCATCAGTGTAAGCATGGTAGGCAACATTGTTGTGGCTCTTAGCGTGCAGTAAAACAAGAACATGTGCGTTACTGTCAGTCCCGGAATATTTGCAATCAGTATTCCAACGATAAGCAAGACAATCATGGATGCCTTAGATGCTTTTATCTGGTCTGCATCCTTCAATCTCGCTGTGGCTTTCAGATCCGTTGTCAGTGATGCGATTGCACATAGGTTACTATCCACCGTGGAAAGCAGTCCGGAAATCAGCATGAACATGAATGGAATAATTACCCATGCAGGGAATATCGCTTTGATCAACTCAAAGTTTACCATTCCTGTGTCTGTCGGAATAAATCCTGTGCCGGCTGCGATAAATCCGAGAATTCCCATTGAAAGTGGAACGACCGCAAACATCACAGCTCCAAGACCGAATGAACGTCCGATTCTGTCTTTCCTGATTGAAAAAGCTCTCTGCCAGAAGCACTGGTCTCCAAAAGGTCCGGCAAACAGTCCGATTGCCGTAGGCAGTCCAAATCCCAGAAATACTTCCAAACCTTTCTCTGAAAACAGGTGTCCGTAATCTCCGCTTGCTCCTGCAATCTGAATGGCAGCTGCTCCCCCATTAAGCTTCAATGCCCATGGAACGAAGATTGCACATGCCAACAGCAGGAACACCATCTGAATTGCGTCCGTAAAGACAGAAGCCTTGATTCCGGAAATCTGCGAATAAGAAAAAGCTATGACTGCCAGTACGATAGTCATAGCCCATAATGGTAAACCCGTTGCCGTACTCAGTATCTTGCCTCCTGCTAACAGTTGAACTGCAGTTGACAGGATTGTAAGTGCTGTGAGCTGAAAGAGATATACTCTCTTTACCGGCTCGGACTTGTATTTCTTGTGCATATACCCGGAAAGCGTGATTCCGTCCGGCATATCCCGCCGGATTTTTCTTGCAAATGGAATGAACAGGATCAGGCATAAAATATTCGGCACTAAAAACCAGAACAGCCCTGCAATGCCATTCGAGTAGGCCTTCTCTGCCGACGTGAATAAAGCCGGCGCCCATATCCAGGTTGCCGCAATGCTCATTGCCGATACTACCATTCCCATATTTCTGTGTCCTACATGGAAGCTCTCGCCTCCGTCTTCTCTTTTCGTAAAAGCTTTTGTCGCACCCACCATCAAGAGTGCGTAGACAATCAATACGATTATCCCTTGCATTTTTGTTACCTCCTTCGGTTTTTTATAGTCGAAGGAGCAACAAAAAAGCACCGAGTTTTTGCCCGATGCTTTACGATTTAGAATTTTACGAATTTCACTTTACCACTTATATATTTGAACGTCAACCGAAACTTTTTTGAAATGGGGGATTTATTGTAATGTCAAGCCATCCACCCCAAAAATAAGTGCCGACAGTCTTTCGAGAGCAATTTTCTCGTCAATGTATGTCGTGTCGTTGGATACATTCCACTTCTCAGCAAGCTCTTTCCTGCTTATTTTGTCTTCGGATATGTATAATCCGTATATGATATCATATCTCCGTTTGTCCAGCTCGTTTGAAGACTTCTCACAGCATACCTCAAAGATTTCCAACATCGTCCGGACGTGGCTTACGATAATACCGGTTCTTGTAGCACTGTTCTTAATGCTTTCCACCACAAGGACATCATTGTAAATGTTCATCATGCTTTCGAGGATATCTGCAGCTGACTCCTCCATCTGTGTCCTTCCGAATACGGAGTTTTCCGCATTCTCCTGTAACATGCGAAAATTACGGAGCAGAAGTTTCGTGTTATGGAGCCTTCTATCTCCCCGTTTCTTCTGCGATTTCTTCAATTCTTCGACATACTTATCTATGCCTGCGTTTGCTCCTACCTCAGCCGCCTTTTCAAGAAGATCGTGTAAATCTTCGGGACTTAATGCTATGAGGGTAGAGTGTGCGTTTTCATTTCCATCCATTGATCAGACCTCCCTAAAAATATTCCGGTTCCTGGTACCGCTTTATCCGAAATGCTTTTCAAGAAGACCTAACAGGTTTCTTGCTTCCTCCTCTGTAAGTGTAATGCCTTTTCCCATTTTTTCATCATCAGGCGACCAGTCTCTGATATCATACTTAGGATCAGCATCATTCCAGCTTACCAACCGGAGCTCTTTGTTCCACCCGTTGGTGCTTTGTCTTATTATACCAATTTTTTCTATCGTTGTACATTTAATTTCTGACATTTTGCATTATTCCTCCAATTCGTTGTTAAAGTTTTGGTCTCTTTGTTGGCTCGATCCGGCTCATGTGCACCTCTGTCTCAGCTCCGTTCTCCTGCATCTTCTTGTTGTAAAGATAAATCTGGTTGGAAACCTGCTGCGCTGTCATTTTCATTTCATCTGCAATGTCCTTAACCTTCCATCCTGCCTTTTTCAGAGCCATAATCTTGCCTACATCATACTTTTTCTTTCCGGTCGTGCTTTCATCTTCCGCCGCCTCAGATACGGTTTCCTGCGCTTTTGCTTCACTTTTAGCATGTTCGCTACGCTTTTCCTTGTTTTGATCGCATTTTTCCTTATTTTGATCACGCTTTTCATCGTTTTCAGACGGTTTTAATGGCAATGTACGCACATATCTCCGGATATCCTCCGTACACTTCTTGCAGAAAAGCCAACTTTCAAACTCATTCTCCTCCAACAGATCTCCCTCTGCTTTATCTCTGGTATTTACGGACACGAAACCGTGCCTTTTCTCCTTTGTCATTTCCGCTCCGCACCGATCGCAAAAATACTTAATCATCGTCATTCCCTCCTTCCGGCATTTCTATAAAATCACTCAGCTCCATTTGTCCCGGCACCTCATAATCCCAATCATCCATAGAGCCTCTATCTTCTTTGACCTTGGTCGCTCTGGCTTTCTTTGGCTGAGGTGGCATTATCTTCTTGTAACATACCGGTCCGTAACCTCTCAGGATGCTCTCGGCATCCTTTAAGGCTCGCCCGCATTTCTCGCATATCATGCACTCTCTCCCTGGAAATCAAAGACATACGCTGTGTTTTCGGAGATACCCTCTGTCGAAAAGTCGCTCCACGCATGCCCTTGCCTGTAAATTCTTCCGGCAAGTATGTTCAAAGCATACTCTTCACGTTCAGCATCTTTCTTTAGCCACACGCAACTTGCCTTTACATGGTCTATAATCCGCTGTAACAGTGCCTCAGATCCGGATGCAGCTACGCATTCTCTCATGATTTCAACCCATCTTTCCGGCTTAAAATTTCCCGCATGCGTTTCGTATGTTTCCGCAAATGCTAATACTTCCTTTTTGTTCCCTCTACTATTGACAAAATATTGGCCAGTCCCATTTGAGCGACCAACCCTGTGACTTATCCTATAATCCTCCATCCTGTGTACCTGCATCAGCCCACCTCCTTAACCCTCGTAACATGGGAGCAACGGAAGATTGGTCCCATAGTGTTCCCTCCCTTGTCAAGCAATGCATAATAATTATGCTTCAAGTATAGGTTCGGATTATGCTTGACTGCGTCTGTATTGGTCTTCTGCAGACAGCCCTCGTAGGCTCTTCCATCAAACAGCAGCACCTTGACCTGTCTGCCTATGTATGTTTCAAGCTTTTCTCTCTTCATTCACTGTTTCCTCCATTTTCTCAAAATAGAATTTGATAGGTTCTCTGTTCTCCTGTACCATGCCATATCTGACTGCAATATTATATGTGCATACATCCCTTGCCAGCCTGTCCGGTATCTTCTGGAGCTGTTTCCGGAATTCTTCCAAATCCATGGTTGCCTTATAACGATTGCATGAGCCACAGGCCGGCATGAAATTTTTAATATCATGCACATCGATACCTGTAAAATCCTCTGTGTACTCATAGTTTCTCAGGCAATACAGGTGATCGACATTGAATCCCTTTTCCGGAATTTTGCAGCCACAGTACGCACAATGTCCGTCATACTTTGCGTACACCCGCTTTCGCACTGATTTTGGAATCGGTTTTCGCATTTGACTTCACCTCACAATCCTTAGTTTTTCTCTGTTCTTCCTCGCATGATAATCGTCTATCATATACTCCTCGCACTCTTCCCTTTCCATATTTTCTGGGCTCTCTCCATCAAAATTATTGCATATATCGCAAAAGAAGCACGGGTGCCAGTCATATGGTACTTCTTCCGGATTAACAGTAAGGCTCTCTGCATTATTGATACACGACCTGCATAAACAGTAGTAACATGGATCCACCATCGGAACTCTCTCTTGCTTATGTTCCGGTGGCTTTTCCTCTGTTATATTCATAAATTTATCAAATGTTAGCTGACCGTTCATGGCTATTCATAGGTCGGCTCTGGCTTTGTATCGGAATAAACAAAATCCTCGTCTGCAGTCTCGTCTATGATAATTCGTGCATCCGCTCTCTGCAGTTTCGCAAGAAGCAAATCAAACTTATTCATGTGCCTAAGTGAATATATGTCAGGATTTGTGTCTGTTCTAATTTCCCATCCGGCTTTTCTATCCCCTGTCCAGTGCGAAAGACGTACTGTTCTGTTTAATTTATCCTGCTGTTCTTCATCATCCACTGTAAAGTCAATAGTTGCATACTTGAATGAGCTCCAGCTTCTCTCACCCTCTTCTTCGAATTCAAAATGTACATCCATCGCCTCGTATTCAGCATTATCCTCTATCACAATCTCTCGGCCCTCTACCTCCATATCACCGGCAACAAACTTCTTATATTCCTTGAACAAATCAGATATCTTTATATCTGTTTCCTGCGGTTCTTTCATCATAAACTTAAAATTTTCCAACAAATTTTTGTTGTCAGTAAGGACAGACTTATTGACCATTTCCGTAAGAAGTGTGTCCAATTTTACAATGTATCCACTCATGTCGTAGCTTTCAATAAACGGAACTAAAACCTGCTCAACTCTTTCTTTGACCGCCTTTTCAAGCTTTCCATAATTAAATGAACTAGCTATTGCTTTTTCTATTCCATCCGTCACCTTTTCTCTAATAATCTGGTCAACAGTTCCATCCGATAGGATTTCATCTGTGATTCTCTTAATATCTTCATCAAAATTTGCCATGTCTCTTTCCTCCTAAAGTTCAGTTTTTACCAGTCTATATCATTTATTACCCAATATGTATCTCACACTTCATTTTCCCAGTACCTGGCATTGTTTCATACTGTATTCTTATATCCTGTGCTATGCTTACTGCAAGAGCTGCTTTCCTTTTCTCAATTTCTTTTCTGATTTCTTGCATTTTTTCTTCGATCACCTCATTCCCTATACGGTTCAATTCCGTTTCAAATGTTTCCTTTATTGTTGCTTCAAATCTTATTGCTGCTTCATAATTATCCATACTTTTTTCTCCTTTTAATTAGCTAAAGTTCAGTTTAATTGATATAATTTTCTTGCAAATATCTACCGCAATAAGGACAATTACTAATATGCGACGTTTTATATAAAATGCCTTTATCATCCCTTATTTCAAATGGTTCATTTGACTTGTGATTTTTGCATACAACACACGGTTGTTTAGGTGGATTTATATTTTCCATAAATAATTACCTCGCTTGATTCTAAGTTTAACTCAGAAAGCGTCTTCTTTCTTTACCACATTCAGTAGCATAAATGCCATCCGAACATCCTCTTTTATCGCCATGCCAATAATTGTAATATCCACTTAATTCAGGGTGTTGTTCACATTTTAATTTATATGGAGCCACAGCCACTGCATGATATACACCATCTGGTATATGACCATATTTCTTCATGTCTTTATCTCTTACGAGTTTATTTGGAAAGTGCATGACTGAAATTTCTACTGCATCTCCTTCTTCTACTCTCTGTAACGGACAATCTTTATCATATGGAATATTTTTCATATTTACCTCCACTAAATTCTAACTTTACATGCAATTCCTAATATATTCTTCCACAGCAGTTTTTGCATTTTCAGGCTCACAATAAATCATGCAACCGCTAATAGTGCTGTCTGCAATATCAGAGTCAGTTAAGTCTGCACCATTTTTTTCAAGCCATGAATCCAATTTCTCACACACATCCAGCAACTCCATTGCTAACCTTTCTCGTCTGTCGATGATATTCTGAATTTTCTTTGGAATTTTCATGTTGTTACCTCCACTAAATTCTAAATATGTTCAGCTTAAAAACTTATTCCTGCGTTCTCAATATGTTTAAGATTCCTTCTACCGCCTTATCCCAAAAAGCATTTGCGAAATCTTCAACCGTACAAATTGTGTCTTCGTCCCAGTCTTGGATAGTAACATCATCTACTTGACATTCTTCGCACCCTAGTTCTTTAAGTGCCTCGTTTGCATATTCTGTTACGATCGTCTGTGTATCAGCATAATCACATCCTCTATCTAAAATGTCCTCAATTTCTTCGATTGTTTTCTTTGATATTTTCGCCATTTTTCTACCTCCGCTTAATTCTAATTATGTGTATCTCTAAAGTTCTCCATTGCCCACTTATTACCGGTTGCCTGCACATTTGCTCTAACTCTCTCCTGTGGTGTAGAACCTCTGCCAACACATGCGAGTATGGATTTCCTTACGGAGCTTCCATCCGTCAGCCCCATTGCGTCCAGAGCCTCCTTTGTTCCACACTCATCACAGATCATCGTCTTGTTGTCCACCCTCGACAGAGCTCTTAACCATTCTGTATCTCTTCCACATTTCGGACACTTCATATTTTCTTTCATGGCCGGTGTGATTGCCGCACCAATGGTCTTTGCGGTATGCACCCATGCAGTAATTCACATGAATGCGGCTTCTACGCATTTCCTCCGGATCCATTACTCTCCTTTCCGGGCGGTGCACCACGACCGCCCTGTTTTATTTCGTGATATACATTATTCCTGACCATGAGGTAACTTGGTGCCTGATTGCTGTTCCAGATATGCCTTATTGGCGGCTGATATGACTGCCAGCACATCCTGTAATCTGCATGTGATCAGCAGATTCTTCTCCGGTATCTCTAATGTAACGATACCTCCCTGCACAGTTGATGTGATTTTAATATCACACTGCTCCAGATTGACTGCTCCGCCTTTCCGCAGGCTCTTTCCATTGCGGATTTTTCTTATCACTGCTTTTCCGTCTATTGCCATTGCATCTGTAAATCCTGCCATTTATGCCTCCTTGAAATTTACCGGAAGTACCAGGGCTGTCATATCGCTATCATCTGCCTTAATAAGAGCAGGCTGTTTGGCCGAGGTAAGTTCCAACGTTACTGTGTCACATTCAAAAGCCTTGAGGCTGTCCATCATAAGCCTCGGATCAAAGGCGATCTTCAAATCTTTCTCAAATGGTTCGATTACCGGAATCTCCTCGTGAAAGTCTGCCATGGTGCTTCTGTATGTAAGTCCAATGGTGTCTCCGCTCATGTCCATGATTACAGGAGCCTTGTCTTCTGCCGAGCCGCAAAGCCTTGCACGATTGATAGCTTCCATTAACACCCTGCGGTCAATGATTGTGAACATTTCCCCACTCATGAACATTTTCTTGTACTTGAAGTATTCGCCCTGGATAATTCTGGTGTAGACCTCATATTCCTCCGACTTGAATAATGCTCCATTTCCGTCATGGTAGATAGAGACATCACCCTCGAAGTCCATCTTCTTTACATTCTCCATAGCTGCTCTCGGCACGATAATCTGAAACTCTCCCTCGTAATCGATACAGTCCCAGGCAATCCGGTGTCCGTCCAAACCGACAAAATTCAGCTTTCCATCTACACACTCAAGATACATTCCAAGCATCTGCTGATTGGATCCGCTTGCCGCAACCGCATAGATTACATGGTCAATTGCCTTTTTCAGTTTCGATGCCGGTATCTTGGCAGGCTCTTTGTCTGTATCAATGCTCTTTGTGTAGGCAAACAGCTCTGCGTCCAGCGTCTTGAACTGGTTCTTGATCGTTCCTGTCTTGATAACAAGGTTTCCTTTGCTCACACTGATATCAAGTTCCCCGTCCGGAAGGCTGCCAATGAAATCAAAGGCTTTCGCAGGGATGATGAATGGTTCTGTTTCCTCCTCCATGCCCTCTAATTTCGCCTTAACGGTCAAATTTGTGTCTGAGGCGATTAAATACCCGTCCGAACATAAAACTCCTTTCAGTGCCTCAATGGTGGTCCTTGATGGTACAATTCCTTTCAGCTGTCCTATTTTCTTTGACAGCTCACTTTTATTGATCCTCATAATTCTTCCTCCGCATCACTCAAAATAACTTCTACCCTTGGTTCCTCTGAATAATATTTCTCACAGGTAATGCTCACTACCTGCGAATCGTCATGGTATGCCAGATGGTTCAGCGCATCTGCATATACCTTGACAACATTATCGATATCCGGTTTCTTGGTTGGACGTTCCTCTCCGTTTGCCATCATCTGTTTTCTTTTCTTGCTTGCGCTGGCCGGAATGGTGTAATATGCCTTGATCTGCATCATCACAGGAACCTTTTCCGGAAAGCTGCCCTTGCACTGCCTCCGGTACTCCCATCCGATCAGGTTCTCATACACCAACGTGGCTTCCGGTGTCCTTGGATGTGCCGCAGGATTCATGGGATTAAACCTCGGACGTCCTTTCCCTTTTGGCTCCCCCGGCACTGTAAATGCCCTAACCATTTGAATCCCCCAGGTGCTTTTTCAGAATCGCCTTTATGTCCGCAAGCTTTGTGGTGCCAATGCCCTTTACACTGCCGATTTCTCCGATAATCGCAGCAATATTTACCGCAGGCTTGGCAGGAGCAGCTTCTTTCCCACGATGAAAACCCTCACTCCTTGCTTTCTCTACTCTGTCCTCCACGTAATGTACCAGCTGTTCGTCCGTCATTTTGCGGATTTTGACCGCCTTCTCGTGGATTTTATCTTCATCTACCGTTCTGCGGCAGCTTCTTTTCTTTGCCATATTCCGCTCCTTTCGTTCGTTCCTGCTGGCATGCGATATTGCAATACCAGCAGTGTAATCTTTATAGCCCTCGCTGTTCCGGCACCACATATTACATACTCAGTACAATCCGACTGGCTGATAACTCATAAGCTGTGTGTCGCTCCGAATTATCCTCGCTAATTTTCTTTACATATTCACGGCTCTGGATTCTTCCCTGCAGCTGCACTCTCTGTCCAACCTCTAATGTTGATGCAAATCTCGCATTTCTGCCCCATGTAATACAAGGAATGTAATCTGACTTTCCATAAGCTCTGTTCACAGCAATGAGCAAATCTGCAATTTCCCTGCCAAGTGGAGTCTTTCTATAAACTGGTTCTTTGCAAACGTATCCATCAAGATCAATATGGTTTTCTCCAATAAATTCACCTTCAGTTACTGGATTCAATTCTACGGCAAACACAGAGAGTATCAGGCGGTTCTTTTTCTCTTCATGTCTGTTATAAGAGCGGAACTGACCGACAACCTCATACAATTTTCCCACCTTAATGTCTTCAATATTGCACATTCTTTCTGAAACCATAACCGGCACTGTATCAATGTTTCCGCTTTCTCTCGGAATGTTCATGTCAAAAACATAAAATCCTTCTCCGTACACCTCGTGGCTGTATAACGGTGTTCCTGCAACTTCTCCTGCTAATACTACTGCGTTATTTTCAAATCTGTTTTCTGCATTGTTACTCATCTTTTAATCCTCCATATAGTCAAGTTTTGGGATTTCAACCCCCATATTTTTACAACTGTTCTCAAAGCATGCCCTGCACAGGTAGGCATACTGTTTAGCTGGTGTACCTCTTTTTGATCTTGCCATCAATGCAACCATCTGGTTCTTGCGAAGCACTTTCCCGCACTCAGAGCACGCTTCATAGAGCTTGTTCTGCATTTTCTCACTGATCGACTTTTCAAGGAGCTGCTTCGGAAAATCCCTCCGCATATTCTTTTCTCCAACAATCGGAATCAGACTGTCTTTCATAAAAATTGGTATTCCAAACGTATCTGCAGTAAGCACCAGATTCTTAATCCACTCAAACTCTGGAATGACCTTATTCTTTGACCGCCCTGTCTGTGCTCCGACAATAATCCATGGCGGTGCCGTTTTCACCGTTGCCCCAAACTTGCCGAAATCCTCAAGTATCGGTTCGATACTCAAAAACCAGTTATAAGTGCCGGATTCAAACCATGCGTATTCCTGATCCGGTCTCGTTACTGTCGTGCCATACCAGAAATTGTCCTGCTGTGGCAGCTTCCCGGCATTCGCCAGCTTCATGTATCGTTCCGGGTTCTTTGTCAGAAACAGATAATTGTGCTCGGCATGCTCCAGACACACATTGAAGATTTCCTCTATCCATTCATCCGGCACCCACTCTCCGAATACATCAGCCATAGCTCCCACAAAAATGTTGTTACCCATTTTCAGTTTGCCGATCGTATCCATGCGATATCTGTGAAAGGTCGGCTCGAATCCGAATGGATATACCAGCGGATGCCCTGTCTCACTCAACATCGGCTTATCCAAAACATATAAAGTGCTTCCGTCCGGTCCAGTCTGCGTCGAATAATCCGCCTTACACATCTTATTGAGCCTTACGTCTCCGCTAAATCTAGCTGTCATAGTTCTTGCATAGCAGTAATGGCATCCATGATTGCATCCCGTAATAGGATTCCATGTGTGATCACACCACTCAATTTTTGATTTATTCACAACGTTCCTCCTTTCTGACATATCCAAGCTGGACTTCCTCTTCCCATGGAACATCTGAACAATTAACATGCTGTCCGCACTTGCTGCAATAATCCGGCTGATAATCTGGACCGGCATTGAGAATATGGTTGCATCTAGGACAGATACAATACTGATGAAGCGTAATAGCGAATCCATACTTGTTGTATGTCCCGTGCTTAATCTTGGGCTTTCTCGCAATAAACTTTGGCATTATTAAATTAGTTACCTGTCCCAGCATTTGTATCATCTCCTTCCTCCCAATACTCAACAAAGTATTCATACTGTGCTGTCTTCCTGCCTTCTGTTCCGGGAATCATTCCTCTGCCGATACGTGCCGCATATCCTGCTTTGATCAGCATTCCGCATAATGAAAGCCTGTCCTCTTCATTCCACTGGACTGAACCCTTACGCAGACTGTAAATTCTGTTTCTTTTTGCCATTTGTATCTCCTTTCTGGATTGCATCCTGCATTTTCTTCTCGAACACCTGCACAAAGGCTTTCACATCCGGTGGCATCCCACAGTTGCTTTTACCTCTGCACTGTACGACCTTGTTATTTTTCCATTCCATCGTGAAATAAGATTGCTCTGGATGATCTGCCTTTCTGACAAAGAAGATGTTCGTTTCTCCTTTTGCCACTCTCTCAACGTAACCTCCTACACAGTGATGAAGAGCTTCTCCTTCCTTGCGGATTTCATCCCCGCTCTGCGGCACTACAAGGATCAGCCCCTTTCCTTTTATCTGGAAAGCATCCACTCCATCATTCTTACTGAATATCTCCTCCATTGCTTTCTTCGTCTGTTCCATCCTCTTGGCGGCCAGCTTCTCCCTGCGTAACTTTTCAGCTGCAGCTTTCTTATCCTGCAATGCCTTATACTCTCCCGCCACCCTGTCATGCACCTTTTTGAAATTGTTTGGCATGTAGATAAACTTGTTATCTAGGTCGTATTTCAGTTCCCGGCACCACCCTATATATTCAAGCCAGTCATGTGCCATATTCTGTTTTCTCTCTATTCGTGGATCTGTTCTCTCTTTGTACCTGTTGTAGGAATAGCCCCACATGCAGGCATTCTTTTCTCCAATCGGGTATCTCTCACTCTCCTTGTCTATGTACCGACAGAGCTTATGGAGCGATACCCTTCTATTCTTCTCCTTCAGAAGATCTGTGTTGCATTCAAAGGTTTCGTAAAATTCCTTTAACTGCTCCGGCTTCATCTGGATATCAAGCTGCTGTGCTACCTGCAACAGGCGGAGTTCGTAATGATTGCCGTCTATTGCCTGTAGTGTCCTCGTATTGACCTTATTCAGCCCTAAGATTTCATAGATGGTGTCAGCCTTATAATTGACCTTGCCCGTCATGTTCCCGCTGTAGTTGTAGCCTTTTACCACATCCTTCGCCAACTGGTTCAAGCCCATTTTGCAGAACCACTCAAGCTTCGGAAATTTCAGATAAATATCAATGGCATCCTCGTATCTGAAAGCCGTGGTCGGCATGTTCTGTGCCAGAATTTCCAGTGCGGAATACTTCATAGGTGTGTGTTCCCATGCCTCTGGAAGATTTCCGGGATATAAGATACACTCCATGCATGCGATATTTCCCTCGTCTGGAATCCAGCGCGAATTCCCCCTCTGGTGGTACACTCCCCATTCATAGCTTTCCTTCATCAGCTTTTCGCCGAAGAATGTGCAAAAACAGCGGCTATACTCATGCATGGTTTCTTCAATGCGTTTCTTACATATGCTGCCTGTTATCATTGCGTCATTCTTTATGTGTCTCCATGCTTTGAAGTACCGGAGTAAGAAACCTTCCTCCTGCCGATCCACATATATGAACCATCTTTCATCTGCTATCTGGCATGGCATTTTTCCTCTTGCCTTATATGTCACTCTGCTTCCACAGAAAGGACATTCCCCCTTTTCATTGTTCCGAAGTCTTATCCTGCTCCGGTCAACGATTCCTGTCTTCTGGCAGTGCGTACACTCAAATTCAGCCTTTCCCTTGGATGTCTCTTTATAAATTCCGTACCGGCTGAAACTCATGCCCTGCTCCCATACCCAGTCGGTAAAATCCTGTGAAGGCACTCCTATCGGCTCCATCCGCAGATCAATCGGCGCAAGGACTTTTCTGTGCTTCTCTGCCAGTCGTTCTGCCTTGACCTTGTCCTGGAATCTGTCAATAGCATTCCATACGTTCTCGTCAGTTTCTTTGCGGTAGGCCTTGAAAAAGTTCTCCATGATGCCCTTGTCCTCTGCTGTCCAGATAAACACCTTTGGAATGTGTTCGCTTTTCCATGTTTTTTGATCCCATTTGTACTCCCACAGCCGGAAACCCTGCATATTATCAAATGCAGCTGTAAGCCATTTAACCTTTGACTGTGACAGGTCCTGCGTGATATAATCATCACTCGACAGAAATGTCCTAAATGCTGCTTCCGTTTTTCCTTTTTTGAGCTTCGACACCTCATAGAAATTCAGAAGCAGTATTTTGTTATCATCAACCAGCTCCGCAGTCACAATGTGCTCCATTCCGTCCAGTCTATCTGCCATTTCAACCATTTCTGCTGTTGCCTCTGGTCTAGGCAATGCAGACAGCTTTCTTTTTTCCATCGTACATCCCTCCTTACAGACCCATCATTGAGAACAGATCCATCTGCCCTTCAAGTTCATTCGACCTCTTCTTAGGAGCTTCTTTTTTCTCCGGCTCTTTCTTCGGTTTGTTCGCCTTTGCTTCCGGTTTCGGAGTTTCCTTGGCAGCCTTATCTTTTCCAGCTGTCTCCGCCTTTTTCTCAGCACGCTTCTTCATGCCGTCCAGACGCTTCTGCTGATCGGCTTTCTGTTTCTTTTCTCTCTCCTTGGCTTCCACAGCCTTTTTCTCTTCAAGAGCTTTATCATCCAGTCTGTAATAGTCCTCTGCCCATTCGTAGACTACGGAATCCTTTACCATGGCACAGTTTCCACTCTTGAGCTTTCGTGCCTGATCCATGATGTACTTGAAGCACTTCTCCCAGGTCTTATGCGTCTGGCATACCGCATCAGCCAATGTCTCCGACTCTTTGCACCGGTCAATCATGTGTGACAGGATAGGCTCGGCATAGCCTTCCTTTGCCTTTTTCAATTCTCCCTGCAGCTTTGCAACAGCTCCATCGATGCCCTTTGCTGCCGGCTCAGGATCCGTTTTTTCTTCCTCTCCACCATTTTCAGAACCCTCCTGCGTTTCAGTATCGTGAGTTTCCTCAATATCCTGGCCGCAAGAATCATCGCCCGGTTCATCACCTTCTGCTTCCTCTGCTCCTGCCTGCTCTTCCATTGCCTTCTGCACTTCTTCCGGTGTCGGATCAGGAACATTCCCTGTCACAATATCCGCAAGGGAAGTCTTCCCCATATACACAGCCTCGTCAAATGCCTGTTTCTCGATCCCTGCAATGGCTCTTCCAATCTCTGACTTCGGCTCTGTTTCATCCAGACTTTCCATTGCCTCGTATTCCTCTTTGAGCCTGTCATTCGTAACATCAAACAATGTGTTACCGTCTGCATCATAGAATGCGGTTACAGTATCTCTTTTTAGAACCTTGTAAGTCGTGCTCCCGACCTCCAGCTCGCAGTTCTTTTCTTCTGCCGGATATCCCTTTTCCAGATACTCCAAAACTGCCTTGCTCCACTCAAATTCATAATCTCTGTTGTCTCCTGATGCGTAATGCACCACTGTCCTACTTGTTCCCATAGGTTTCCTCCTTTTTGTCAAAATCGAAGAAGAATACATATTCATCCTCTTTCTGTTGCTCCGCCTCTGGTAGAGGCATTAGTCTTTTCATGTTTTGTATAAATATCCGCATCTGCCACCTGTTAGAGTAGTAGAGCGGTGTGTACCAGAACTCCTGTCCTTTCTGTTCGTCCGGTTGTAATACCGAGCCTACAACAGGATTTACAATCGTGTCGGCTATGCAGATATATCCGGCACATCCAAGCAGTGACAGCTGAATGTAGCACATCTGGCCAACCACTCTGTCAATGTCCTGTCCTACGAAAAGAACCTTTTCCTGATAATTTATCCCTCGTTCCTTGAATGTGTTTGCAGCGGATATCAGCGTTGCACCTGCTCCGCATGCCGGGTCCGAAACTGCTATGTAATCCCTGTCCTCTGCCTTGCTTCTGACGGTGTCCCCGATTGTTATAAGGGACATCATTTTGCAGACATCATACGGAGTAAAGAATTGTCCATGCCAGTGACTTCCAAGATTGAGCTGCATATACAGCTTTCCGAGGAAATCCTGATCCGGATTGTTTTCTAATGCCATCGTTACAATGGCGAACAGCTTTGCCGGTATCTCTACATCTCCGCCAAGTTCCTTGATGCACCTCTCATATTCTTTTTCCCTGTCAGCTTTCCTTTTGGGGTTGGTCTCAAATACATTTGCAATCGTGCAAGCCATTGCCGACATAAGATCTGACCATACCTGCCATGCCGTTCTGCTGTAGCACAGATGACTGAACAGGTCTAAGAATTCCTTTTCAGTGCCCTTTATTTCATCATTCGTTTGTACCGCCACCCATCAACCGCCTCCTTACTGCTTCAAATTGTCGCGCTCTTTCCTCACGCTGTTGTGGTGTCAGCTCTTTCCTTTCCGGAGCAACAGTCTGTTCTATCGCAGGAGGTTCTCTGGCTTCAATCCGGGGAGCATACTGCTGTTGCAGCATCAGCTTTTCATTTGATATAAAATCCGGTAACATATTGCTGTTGACCGCTTCCCTTGCCTTTGCCTCATACGCTTCTCGGAAGTTGGCTCTGTCTGCTGTCGGATTTTCGCTCTGGCACAGCCTGTTCCATCCGAGGTTTTTAACCACCGATACTGTCAGATCGTCCATCAAGGCAAATGCTTCCTGCGGGTGATACCATCCATACTCCGACATTGCCCTCTGGACCACTCCCCATGCCTCATCAAAACCGAGGACAGGAGGCTTGCACCTTTCCATACACAGTTTTCTGATTTCTGCAATGTTAGGAGGATAAACGCTTGTGCTTATGTGCTCCATAACCGCATTCTCAACGACTTTCCCGTTGAGGTCTTTCAGCATCCGGTACCAGAACTCCATTGATGCATCATCAGCCATTATCTTTGAAGCCGGATATGCTGATTTGACCGCAACTGCGATCATCGCAAATTCTGGTTTAGTCATCCTGAGCCCACCTCCTTGCCATGTCAGCATATTGTGAAATACTTGACTGCCTGTCTGTCTGATTATAGGTCTGTGTATATCCAGGTGTACCGCCTCGGTTCTGAACCTTTGATATCCAACCATTGATGAACCGCTTTATCCCACTGGCTGTTTTCCGCTTCTTCGGATTAGCATCACACCAGCCTTTCATTGCTCTAAGCTCCTGCATTACATCAACCGCCGGATACAGTTTCGATAATTCCAAGATGTATCCCTGTGTGATTGGGTATTCCTCTCCGGTATTCAGTGGTATTTCGATTACCGGCGGCTCCGCAGCTACTTGTTGCTCGGAGCATATAGTAGTATTGGATTCATATTCCGATTTGGATTCGGATTGGATTGGATTACGGACACATTTGTTGTCATTTGCTTTAATCTGCTGTCCTTTGCTGTCAAATGTCAGCAATTCGCATCCGTCCGCAAATTCGGGATATTTACTTTTCTGATTACGGATTCTTTGATGGGCCGCCCAGGTTACCAATTGCAGGTACGGTCTTCCTTGTGATTCATACACTCTGACCAAGCCTACCGCCGCCAACCTACCAAGTGCCTTATCTATATCCTTCTCCGTAATGTCTTTCAGAGGAAAGCAGCTCCCTTTGATTATCTTTGCTCTTCCGTCATATCTTCCAAAATCATCACAGGTTACAATCAGTCGATAGAACAGAACCTCCTCAAACCAGCTCAAGGAATCTATTTCCTCGCTTCTGCATATGCTCTCCTTGATTATCCGGTTTGGCATTGAATCACTCTCCTTTCGGGTGCCGGAGGGGTTTCCCCTCCGGATCCTGCTTTAATAAATTACCTTGCTTCCATGTTCCGTCTTCACAACATCCAAATTCTGAGGGAATCTGGCTTTCATGGTCGGATCATGCGTAATAGCCATAATCTTAATATTGCTGTACCGACTCTGGATGGTTTCCAGTGCGTCACAGTATGCCTGGATGCCATCCCCATCAAGGAATGGTGGCTCGTCTATGAATAACATTCCAAGCTGCACTCCTGCCGAAGATGATTTAATCTCGGCCAGTGCAAGGATGACCGACAATGAGGACTTAACCTTCTCTCCACCGGATTTTGACAGGTAAGGAAGTACGGATTTTCCATATTCCTCAATGAAAATATCCAAAGAACCCTTTTCCTTGCCGTTCTTCTGCAAGCGTTCCAGTCTGAACTCGACACCCATCTTGCCTCCGGTCATCTGACCGAGGATAGTGTTGGCTGTTGCTGTCAGCTGTGGGATGATGGATCTGATAATCTGATGCGGCACTCCGCTCTGGCTGAATGCAACCTTTAAGGTGTCATAATCTGCAGTTTCTTTCGCATATCCCACCTGCTTCTCCTGCAAGACTGCAATGTCCTGTTTCAGTTTGGCAATCTGCTGTGCTTTCTGTTGTAAAGCACCTATACGCATCTGGCTTTCTCTAACCATGCTGTTGATTGCATTGACCTCTGTTTCCAGACCATTGACAACCGCCTGCACTTCCTCAATTCCTGCCATTGCAAGAATTTCCTTGTCTGCCTCTGCCTGTCTTTCCCTGATTTCATCATCAATGCCGACAAGCTCCGTTGTCAGTTCCAATACTCTGTTCAAGGCTGTCATATTTCTTTCCTCAGCAACCGGAATCATCTTCTCCTTTTCAACCCATGGATCCAACACTGTAATGGCACTCATCACATGCACATGCTCCTCAAAAGCTTTCGCATATATACTCTGTTCTGTTTCTGCCTGTGTGCCCTTTAATTTGACCTCAGCGAGCCTGTTTTCCTCTTTGGATATGTCAGACTTCAAATGTTCGATTTTCGCCCGTATGAGGCTTAACTGGCTTTCCCTCTGGCTGATTGCTTCAACCTGTGATACATACGGAAGCAGTGTCGCACATTCACTCTGGAGTGCGGATAATGCGGTCAAATCAAATCCAATCGCTTCCATAGCAGCTTTCTTCTCTTCAATCTCCGCCGCTGTCTTTGCAAGTTCAGCTTTTCTCCGGGCTTCAATATCTGCATACAAGGTATCCTGCATTGCCAGCTTCTCCTTTGCTTCAATGGCATCCTGTAAGAACTTGCAGTGTGCATTCTCGATATCCACGCATCCGGATTCATTCAAAATTGCAACTTTCTTTTCAAGGACTAGCTTCCTCTCGTCTGCCGCCTGCTTTTCTCCGTCAAAACTTGTTCTTGTTTCGCTGTCGTGGAAAACAGTCGCAGAGAATTCCGTCTTTGCTTTCTGGTATGCGACCGCTTTCTCCTGCATGGCTTCCAGTTCAGCCTTCTTCCGGCTGTATTCCTCCGCTTTCTGTTTGGCTTCTCCGTCATTGGCAGATTCCAGTATCATGGCATTCATTGTATTCAGGCAGTCCTGCAATGCATTCTTGAGGTTTGCAACAGATTCCTGCTCTGTTTCTGCCTGTCTTGCATAATTCTCTGCTTCCTGCTTCTTGGAGGTGTAAAGTGCCGACTGCCCTGCAAGATCCAGCTCACGTTTCAAAAGATTGTTTCTCTCCGCAATCTTCTCCTCGATTTCAGCCTTTCCGGCAAGAATTGTTGCACTACTGTCTGCGATTGCCTGCTGGGTGGCTCTATTCTGCTCTGTAACGGTCTTCTTAGCCTGCAAGGTTGTGACAGCTGCAAGGGCTTTCTTTCGTCTTTCTACGGCTTCCTGCTGATGCGACAAGATAAGCTTCTTCTGGTCTCTCTCATTGACCTTCTCCTGCAATCTGAGTTCCTGTTCTGCCAGTTCTGATCTGCAGGCTTCCAGTTCTTCATCCGGCTTACCGAATTCAGCAATCGTCACATTATGGATAGTGATCTCCTGCTCCAGCTCCCGTTTCTTCGCTCCGTTCACTCTCGCATTGTCAGAAGCAATCCTCTCCATCGACTGATAAATTCCAAGGCCAAGAAGTGTGCCGAGCACTTCTACTCTTTCTTCCGGCTTTGCCTGCAAGAATAATCCGTACTGGTCCTGCATGATCAGTGCACAGGATTTAAAAGTAAAACTGTCCATTCCAAGAATGTTAAGGATTTCCTGCTGGGTGTCGTTGTAGCGTTCCTTTGAGCAGTCCTGCCATTCGTTCTCGATAAACTGTGAAATGTTCAGTGTTCCTTTTCCGGAACGTGCTCTGGTTCGTGTGACACGATACTTCTTCTCGCCTATGCGGAACGTAAACATGATCGAACCCGACCGGACACTTTCATCATTCCTCAGCCATGGTGCTTTTCCGGAATCGTCCTTTATCACTCCCTCTCTTGGTTCTTCATAGAGGCAGTCGATAATGGCATCCATGAACAAACTGCTCTTTCCTGCTCCATTCTGACCATTAATGGTACAGAACGTAATATCCTCAAAATTGAAGGTTTCCTCTTCATAATTGCGATAATTCTTGACTGCAATCTCTACCGGTTCAAATGCTCCGCTGTTGGCAGTCTTTGAATTGCTTGCCTCTGCTTCCGCAATGATCGGTCTTGCCTTCAGCACAAGTTCCTGTATCTTATCCTGTGGAAACTGCTTTTCTTCGAGATACTTAATGAGGTTCGCTTCCGGATCCGTCGTATTTTCAAGCTGTGTCCTGTTTGCAAATTCATCTATCTTGTCCGGAAGTATCTCCCACACCATGAATGCCCCATCATCAAGCAGCTCCTTTTCAAGAACCGCTGTGTTCAATGCCTTGCTGTTTTCTGCTGAACAGCTGTAATGCACGCGGACAATCTTGTCGTCAATTTCGCCTCTCCATTTCTGTGTAGCTACAAAGTCAAGAGCCTGCATATTGATCTGTGTCACATCATCCTCATCGAGTTTGATTGTTGCAAATCCTCTGTACGGTGTCTTGTGGAAGATGCTCTGCCACGTTCCAAGCTCGTGCCAGTTATGAATCCAGAAGCCTCTCTCCTGCCCCTCGTCATTGAAATTCAGAGCATTTATCGCACCGGAGTAATACCAGTTACGGTTATGTATCTTCTGTGGTCTGTGGATATGTCCCAGTGCCACCAAATCATAGTTAGCTGCCAGAAGTGCTTCCTGTGGAATGACCGGTTCGAACTGTGTAAGCATCATGGTCTGTCCGCTTTCTGTGTTGCAACCCGGAATTGTATAGTGTGCCATCAGGATACTTTTCTTCTCCAGAGAACACTGTGCTTTCAGACCAGTCACGATATTGGATAATTCCTCAGTAAATACCAAATTTTCTTCATCAGCACTAATTCCCGGATGGTTTGCTCTGAATATTCCCCGGTCAAATCCCGGAATCAGTGCGATATCTGCATCCTCAAAAGGAATTACCTGTGGGGTAATCACGATATGTACATTGGGAAATGGCTCAAATGTCTGTGCAAGTACATTAAACAGACCTATTCCATCATGGTTCGGGGTGCCTCGCATAACAACCACCTGCTTAGATACTGCCGCGAGCTCTTTGATATAATGGGTTGCTGTGACAATTTCCTCACAGCATCTGTCCGACCATGTCTTTCCGGAATGGAATATATCTCCAGATACCAGTGAATAGTCCGGTCTTTCTTCTCCTGCCACTCTGATCATTTCATTCAGACATCTTTTTGTATCTTCTGTACGGAGATTAACTCCGTCCTTTACCGGGCTTCGGAATGTGCCCAAATGCCAGTCCGCTGTATGTAAAATTTTCATAAGTTCATAGCCTCCTTTGTAGCTTTCATTGCCATTACCATATTTTTCAGTTCAAGGTGTAACAGTTTGAATGTCTCGTCTTCGATTCCACAGAAGTCAATCCCATCTCTGGTCCATTCTTCTCCCACAAACAGGATGTTTCCTGCAATCGGAATCTTGTGCTCATCAAATTTGTAAAGATAGCTGCCGATCATATTCGCATGATTAGGTTTCAGCAAGCCTTCTTCATCAATCAGCATACTCACGCACTGTCCTGGTACCTTTGTTGGTCGGTTTTTCATTTTCAAGCTGGTGTATAATCTTTCCGGCATTACGTGCTCGTATATCCTGCAATCATTCCCGATCAGCTCCCTCAGCACGTGGTTTTGTGCTTCGTGTGTACCCTCCGGGAAATCATGCACCGTCATTTCAAGGTCAGTGGTAATCCGTATAATCTTCATCAGTGTGCTCCTCTCTGGCATTTTACGCATAATGGTCTGCCAAACTTATCAATCGAGTAACCATAGACCTTCTCGGAAATAACCGAACCGCAATTCTCGCAGGCATATTCCTCCTGCTGTGGCTGAGCTTCCTGTTGCGGTGCTGTCGTCTGTTCCTGATCGAACCAGTTTTTCTCTGGTTCTTCTGCTACTACGTCGCTGTCCTCTTGCTGTTCAGAAGCAAATGCAGGATTGTTAATTTCATCCTCCGGATTAAAGTCTGTCGAAAATGCTTCATTGGAAAATGCAGTGGTGATTGCCGGTGGCGTGGATGAAATCCCAAACATATTCCCCATAGAGTTCATTCCCTGCTGAAGCATTGCATTTCTGACCGTAGGATCTGTGTAATCCGGCGCAAATGTAACTGTCGGTACAACAAAAGGCTTTTCCAGCTCCGCTTTCGAGTATGTTCCCTTGATTCCAAGCAGTGCTCTGATAACTCTAAGGATCGCTCCTGTCTGAGCCTTTTCTGATGCTGTCTTTCTAAGGAGCGTCATGTTCACAAGGATTGATCTCTCGATGTACTTCTCTCTGTCGCTATCGGCAATCACATAGTACTTGTCGTACTTTCCATACTGATTAGGTTCTGTCTCCTGCTTCCATTCCCCCTTGAACATTTCAGCAGCGGCCTTGGATGCTCTCCAGTCATGGATACCCATGATTGACTTATCCATAAATTCAAGGCGGTACTTGGATTCTTCATCGTCAAGGCAGATACGCTTGGTTTCCGCATGTGTCTTGTAGCTTCCGTCTGGAAGTCTGACAGCTCCGTATGCCTTGCCTACATAGGTGTTTGTATTCTCTCTTGTAACTGTGGTGTACTCTGGATGAAACTGGATGCCTGCCGCAGTTGCCAGCTTCATAAGAAGCGGCTTCGCAGGAGAGTAAACCTCCTCATATACAGCTTTTCCGTCTCTATCCTCTCCGGTTTTTACTTTGCCAACCGAGAAGATATCTCCTGAGTTTGGTGCTGTGTCTGCTACTACTTCCATGACAGAACACTTGTAAAATGGATTGATCTGCACTGATGTAGCCGCAGGTAACAGTAGGTTGCAGTTGGGATATTTGGACTGAATTTCAGCCAAAGCATTTGAATTGTTCATAGATTAAACCTCCATATTGTATAATTTTATTGATTTTAAGCAGTTGGCTGTGGTACAATATGGTTGCTTATGAGGGTGTTCCGGACTTTGTCCGAGCACTCTTTTTCCATATCTCTCAGTGCACTGCATAAATCCATTGTGAATTTTGAAAAAGCAAGGCTTCTCACATATTCCTCTGTCAGCTTAACGAGATACCAGTGCTGTAACACGACCTCTCTCTGTTCACGCTGATATATGTACTCCTGCTTATGTCTGGCATACTTTAATGCCTGCTCAAACTGTTCATCTGTAATCTCGCATCCGAGCAGTTCTTCTACTTCTCTTTTTTCTACGATTTCTTTCACTTTCCAATTCCTCCAACGAATCAAATAAATAGTTAATTGCTTTCCATGCAGCTACATAAGCCACCAGTATCACAAGGTACTCACCGCCTACTGCCTTGTACCCTCTTTCCAGATACGCAACGTGGAAAGCCCATTTGCTTATTGCTCCGGTTACGAGCAATGACCAAATAACCGCTATCAAGTCTCTCTTCACTCTTCATCACTCCTTGTAAAAATAATGTTTCCCATGCTGGAATAGAAAGGTCAGATGCTCGCTGTGCCAGTTGGATTCGCTCTTGCTCTCGAAGTAAGTCGCTCCCCGGCTTTCATCCCATCCGTCAATCTGGATAAGCTGTAATGCTCTGTAACAGTCGGCATCCGGTTTGACCTCGTCATACCGGCCGTTGCTGATTGGACTGAACTGTCCGTCTTGGAAGATAACTCCTGCAATCGTGTCTGGAAACTCGTCGCTCCAAACTCTGTTCAGCACCACCAGCATTACAAGAGCTTTGCCCTCGGTGTCCTCGGATTCCGCTTCTGCCATTGCAATCTTGGCAAGCATATAAGCATCTTCCGCATCCCAGTCCATGCTTCCACTCAATGAACTGCCAGCCGACTGTAAGGTTGCTGTTGTGTCCTCTGTTTCTGCCGAAACTGTCTGCTCTGAGGTCGTTTCCTCACTCTCTGTCGCAGGATTCACTACAACAATCTGTTGTTGATCGTTCTTCACGTCCGGCTCTCCGGTAAAGCTGAAAGCAAATGCGACAATTGAAGTCAGGGACATGGCAAATACCAATCCCAATGCAAATAGGCACTTATTTCTCATGCTCCTATCGCACCTCCTCCCGGATGTTCGAATGCAAACGACATCTGACCGCTGTTCTTTTCTGTTCTCAACATCTGGCTGAAAAACAGCCTGTTCTTCTCCTGTTCCTTTGCCCTTATGCTCTGGCAATCGCACCGTTCTCCCGGATCAAGATTGCTTCCACAAACAGGGCAGACATTGTAATATGCCATGATTGCCTCCTATCTGTTCTCCTGTGCAGCTACATACTGGATTGCCTGCTCAATATCCTCTTCCGGAATCTGCAGCTTATCCGCAAATAAATGCTTGTTAACTTTTCCAGAGCCTATGCTTATATACCCTTGGCTCTCGGACTCCTTGTTAATTTTGCGCATCGTCTTGTACGCAAAGTCTTCCTTGCAACCGAGTAAAATCATAACTTCCTTTACGGTCAGAAACGGTCTCGGTGCGGTTCTTACTGCTTCCATTCGCTCACCTCCTGCGGCTTGGAGCTGCTTGTAGCTCCGAGCATATATTGTATTGGATTCCCGATTTGTATTTGGATTCGAATTCGGATTGGATTACGGACGCATTTGTTGTCATTCGCTGTCAAATGTCCGCAAGTTGCTGTCAAAAATTATTAAGCCCTACTCTGCCAATCGCACCGCCGGACTGTCCTCGCCTTACGCTCGGTCCAATGATACTGCCGACATTCGAGCCCTCATTTTTTACAGGTTCTTCTTGATCCAGAGCTTCATGCTCTGTGCGATTTCCTCTACCTCTTCCAAGTTCTTCAAGATCTCTTCCAGCTGTGGCTTCTCATTTTCATCGATTACACCATCTTCCGTAATATCGAGAAGCATTTCTTTTGTTTCTCCAATCTTCCGAAATGTTGAAAGCGTTCTGATTGTGATTCTGTCCATGTCCACCAGCTCTGCTTTTGGAATTTCACTTCCTAGCGGACACATTGTCCTGCAATAGTAATTTTCCAGTTCCGGAGCATTATAGAGATCAGCCATCAGGCGGATTTCTTCTGGATAAGGAACTGCAATGCCACTCTCGATCCGGTAAAGCCTGCCTCTGTCAATCGACATATAGTCAGCAGCTCCTTCTCGGCTACTCAGTTGTTCATTGTGTGTTGCCGCTTCGCAACGAGCCTTATAAAAGATGTTGGAACTGGTCTTCGCTGTTAAATTTGCCATTTTCTACATCACCTCTACTTGTTATAATTATCTCGTATTTCATTTTGAAATGTTAATGAGCAAAAAATATCGTCAAGGGTAACATCTAAGGCAACCGACAGTTTTTTTGCCATAGAAAGCGGAGGCTTTCTTGAGCCATTTTCATATTGTGATATTGTAGTCTGCTTTAGACCAACTTGGTTTCCTAGTTCGACCTGTGACAGCCCTTTATTAACTCTTAATTGTTTAAGTGTCATCATATCGCTCCTTTCATATTTCTTTCTGAAATACATATTATGACATTGCGAAATATATGTCAACTATTTTTCAAAAAATATTTCAATACGCAATTATACATGTATTTCAAATTGCTATATAATTATATTAGGAGGTATTACCATGCTTGGAAAACAACTAAAATTACTACGTGAGACTGCTGGGAAAAGTCAGTTAGAGGTTTGCTCTGCACTTAACATAGAGCAAAGCACTTTGGCAAATTATGAGAACGACAAGAGGATTCCAAAGTTAGAAATCCTCATTAAATTGGCAGAATATTATAAAGTTTCTGTTGATTGCATACTCGGATTAGAGAAAATCGGTTCCTCCAGAGATTGCTATGATTATTTTTACGAAGATGGATTGGCAAATTGGAACATTCGAAAAAAATGTGAAGAGCTGGGAATATCGTATGAAGATGCCCTATCTAAAACAGATATTGTAAAAGAACGTTTTGATCAGCTTTGGTTCGGTGCCAACCAACCATGTGCAGAAGAACTCATCCGTTTCTCACATGTATTGAATGTATCTATTGATTATTTGTTGGATGAGTCTCGAAGAGACAAACTGGACACCAAAGAGGCTATGGTTTTAAATTACTATAACAAATATCCTGATGAAGTTATGGACTTATTGGAGGCTTTCTGTTCTTTAAGCAGGAAGCAACGAACTATTGTCATTGGCAAATGTTTTGAGTTGGAGGCATCTACAACTGTTGCAGCAGATGATAGTCCTCTGAAGAAGGCTTCTGGAAAATAATAGACCTCGCGTGGTACCGAGGTCACCATAAAAGATAGTATTTTCTGATTGGTCGTCAAATTGAAAAAGGGGGATTGTTTTTGAAAAAAAGAATTTTATATGTACTACTATCATCGCTTATTCTATGTTCGTGTGGTCACGAACAATCGGCAAGTGACAAGGCTTTAACCAATGCTAAAAAAGCTTACGAAATAGGTCAAAATTATTTATCTGGAGATATATCTGCTGAGGATGCTCAGGAACAATTAGAAAATATTGAAGAGAATATAAGTTATGCTTCTGACTACTCTTATGACGAAAGAAAAAATGATACCCAGAAGTCGGCTGATTATTACTTACACAATTACGTCTACTTCTTATCTCTCGATGTCATGATGGATAAAGGCGACCGAGGCGATGCGGATTCATATGACAAAGTCAAGGATAGTGTAAAAAAATTAAAAGAGTAGATTGACAAGTACGATTAAGGAGGTGCATACCATGTATGATGCAGACAAAACCTCACAAAAGATAAGCGATCTGGAGAGAGAATACAGGAAGTCCCAGCAGAAGAAAGGGGCTGAATCCCTTATAGAACTGAAAGCACAGGTTCGTGCCAAGCTCAAACGTCAGGCTGAGGCGGATGATAATATCTACGATCCGGAGTTTGAAAAAGAGATTGAAGAAAGGCTGGCCAAGCTCGACGAGGAATCCCGGTCCGAATTCTACCGGATCCGGACACACAGGAAGAATGACGGAATCCTCTCTGCCAGGGAGATTGATCTGCTCACTCTAGAGGCTATGGAACGGTCATACTATCATTACAAAGGCATAGAATACGAAAAACCGAAGTATAAGAAAGAATTTCACTTCGGAGGATAAATAATCTGCAAAGAATGGAAAGGGGTGCGGCATGCCAGCATATAAATATACTCTGAAAAATGGAAAAACGATGTGGTATGCCAACTTCTACTATACCGATTGGACTGGAGAGAAGAAGCATATCTGCAAAAGGGGCTTCTCTACGCAGCGTGAAGCAAAAGAATATGAACGTACTTTCATGGATCAGCAGAATGCTACTAGCGACATACTGTTCTCCTCGCTTGTTACCAATTATCTCGAGGATATGGAACACCGCCTCAAACCTACCACAATGGAGAATAAGCGGTTTATCATAGATACAAAGCTACTCCCTTACTTCGGAAGGCAGAAAGTGTGCGACATTGATACGATCAAGATACGCAAATGGCAGAATGAGCTTATCTCATTCCGGGACAGAGACGATAAGCCTTTCTCCCAAACATATCTGAAAACTGTAAACAATCAGATGTCCGCTATTATGAATTATGCTGTCTCGCACTACCACCTCGCCCTCAATCCCTGCAAGGCCGCAGGCAGTATGGGAAAAAGCAATGCTGACGAAATGAATATCTGGACACAGGCTGAGTACGAGAAATTTTCCAAGGCTATCAGCAAATCATCCATGAAGCTGGCTTTTGATATCCTGTTCTATACCGGTATGCGTTCCGGAGAGCTGCTCGCACTGACACCAGCGGATATTCTTCCATCCAAGAGGATAGACATAAACAAAAACTATGCAAAGGTAAAGGGGAAAGAGATATTTCTGGAACCGAAGACACCAAAATCCAAAAGGTGTATCTCCATTCCAGATTTCCTGTATGACGATATCCAGGAATACATTTCAAAGCTGTATGGGATTGAAAAGGGTGATCGGATATTCTACTTCCAGAAGACTGCTCTGGAAAAGGAAATGAAAAGAGTGTCTGAAAGGGTAGGTCTGAAGCCGATCAGAGTGCATGATCTGCGGCACTCCCACGCAAGTATGCTCATAGAGCTTGGGTTCTCTGCTCTGGAAATTGCTGACCGGCTCGGTCATGAATCCGTAAAGACCACTCTCGACACCTACTCACACCTTTATCCGGATAAAGATCAGAAGCTTGCGGACCGGCTGAATCAGTTCCGGAACCAGTAA